TATTATGAATTAATAGACGACATTTATTCAACAGAAGCAGCAAAAGACTTAGCGAAAAATCAATCATTAATAGCAGTTGATGAGATACTTAATAATGATAATAATTTTTTCAATACATATTCTCAAAATGATTATTGGCTACAGGTTAAACAAGAAATAGAAAAGCTATGACACCAAAAGAATTAGCATTAGATTTATATAGAGAATGCCTTGAGTTTGTTCATAAAGGTGATAGTACTGTTAGCGCAGAAAAACTAGCTAAAGTGCAGTCAAGATTAATTTGTGATAGAATCCACGAAGCATTAAAGCAAACATTTCATCAGGTGCATAAGAAAACAGAAATGACTCCTGACTTATATTTATCAGAATCAATAGCGGTACATTACTACCAAGAAGTTAAAAACGAAATAAATAAATTATAAAGTGTCACAAATTTAGTACGTATTTGTGACAAATTAAAACACATAAAACTATGGAACCAAAAGAAAAAGCGATAGAGTTAGTACATAAGTATGATTTAATGCAAACTTATATTGAAGAATTTAGTATTGAAGAAGCTAAACAATGTGCATTAATAGCAGTTGATTTAGTTATTAATCAATGGGAATATATAGATACCTATTTAGCGGATGCAAATGGTGAATTAAATCCTAATTTAAAATATTGGTATGAAGTTAAACAGGAAATGCAAAAGTTATGACACTAAAAGAAGAGTTTAAAAAATGGTTAGATACTAATCCAAGATTACAAATAAGAGAAGCACAACTTGAAATAATAGCAGATGATTACGCTATTGAGTTTTCTAATTGGCTATTTAATATTAACAAAGAAGTTTTAAATAAACAATTAAAAGAATTTAAAAAAGAAAAAGGATTATGACACTAAAAGAAAAGTTTAGACAAGCTTTAACAGGGCATCTTTCTGATGAAAAAACAGAAGTTGATATTAATATTTCTGAAAAAATAGCAGATGATTACGCTGTTGAATTTGCAGAGTGGTTTATAAAAAGTAGTTGTTTTCATTCACTATCGTATGGAGATATTACGGTTAAGCAATCATTAGAAACATTTAAAAAAGAAAAAGGTTATGAGTTTATTATACAAACCACGGGAAGAACAGACGACAACATTTGAGGTAAAAACATTTGGAAACGACACCGTTATACATATTGATTTTTATAGAGACTGCGGTAAGTTTGGTACAGATGAAGCTTTAGCTGGGTATATTTTAACAGCAGATAGATTGCTTCAAATACTACACGAGAGAGAAGATATAACAGACGAAGAATTTAATTAAATAATTATGAATAGAAAGCAACGAATCCAATCGCACACGCTAGCTGTTTTAACGCACTGCATGATAGACATGCTAGATGAAATGGCTGTTAATACAGATACAGCTGTAGGTATTAGAGAAAGAGCTAAGGAGTTTGCGAAGTCATTAGAGCCTCTGTACGAGACGATCTTTGACAGCAAGCAAGTAAGTTCAGGTTCTTATTTAAACAACATGAATAATAAGATAAACACGCTTATCAGACACAATTACGAACAAATAACTGAATAGATATGACAGTAACGGTTTTTAGAAACATTAAGGAAACGTCCACGCCCTTCTATAGGGATGTGAACGTGGTGCTCGCTAGGATTAGAGAGGGCGCGTCAAAGGATCTTGTTAAGAGCATCAGAGCTCAGAAGGACAAGACCAAGCGTAACACGCTTAAGCAAGAGCTTCCGTCTATATGTTTCTCTGGAAGGTTTAACAAGAGAGCGGACAACTCACTGCTTGAGCACAGCGGTTTGATTTGCTTAGACTTCGATAACTTCGAGGATAAGAAAAAGCTTAACGACTACAAGGATGAGCTTAAGAAGGACAAGTTTGTATTCTCCGCGTTTATCTCACCATCAGACGATGGACTTAAGGTAATTGTTAGAATACCAAACGATCCAGATAACCACGTCAGCTACTTCAACTCACTTGAGAAGCACTTCAAGTCGCCTTACTTCGACAAGACATCGAAGAACCTGTCGCGTGTATGCTACGAGTCGTACGACCCAGACATATACATCAACGACAAGGCTAAAGTATGGGAGAAGACGGAGGAGCCTGAGTACAAGGAGGTTGATAAGTTCTCATCCAAGCAAACCATACCAATAACTAACGATAATAAGATTGTTGAGATCCTAATGAAGTGGTGGGTTAAGAGGTACGGCCTTGTGGATGGTGAGCGTAACAACAACACGTACATACTAGCCGCTGCATTTAATGATTACGGTGTTAACAAGTCGTTAGCTGAGTATGTGATGTCGCAGTTTGCCTCTAGTGACTTCCCGTTGTCTGAGATTAAGCAGACGATTGACTCTGCGTACTCTCACACGAATAAGTTCGGGACCAAGTACTACGAGGATGAAGAAAAGGTAAGTCAAATTAAACAAAAAATTAAAAGAGGTGCGCATAAGAAGGATGTTATTGCAGAATTTACTGACTCGGATATACACGAGAGTGTTATTACAAGTGTCATTGAGAGTATTGATGAGCAGGAGTCGAGCAAGAAGTTTTGGTGGAAGAGCGACAAGGGGGCTGTAACAATTATACACTACCTGTTCAAGGAGTTCCTTGAGGACAATGGGTTCTATAAGTTTGTGCCAGAAGGTAGTAAGGACTTCATACTTGTAAGGGTTACTAACAACCTGATTGAGAATGCATCTGAGACCGAGATCAAGGACTTCGTGCTTGACTACCTAGAGAACATAGACGACATGTCTGTGTACAACTACTTCGCTGACAAGACAAGGTTCTTCAAGGATGACTTCCTTTCTCTATTGGCTTCTGTTGATGTTTACTTCATAGAGGATGCCAAGGACACAGCGTACCTGTACTACAGGAACTGCGCGGTTAAGGTTACCATGAATGACATCATCATGATTGATTACATGGATCTAGGAGGCTACATCTGGAAGGATCAGATTATTGACAGGGACTTTGACATCTGCGATTCTAATGAGTGTGACTACAAGACATTCGTTTCAAACATCGCTGGTGATGACGAGCAAAGGGTTAAGTCAATGGAGAGCACGATCGGTTACCTAATGCATGGCTACAAGAACCTTTCGTACTGCCCGGCCGTTATCTTAAATGATGAGGTCATTACGGATAACCCTGAGGGAGGAACTGGTAAGGGCTTGTTTGTCAACGGTATATCTAAGATGAAGAAGTTCGCTATGATTGACGGCAAGTCTTTCAACTTCGAGAAGTCATTCGCATACCAGACCGTATCAATCGACACGCAGGTGCTTTGCTTTGATGACGTTAGAAAGCACTTCGACTTCGAGAGGCTGTTCAGTATTGTTACTGAGGGTCTTACGATAGAGAAGAAGAACAAGGACGCTATCAAGCTTACATTCGCTAGGTCACCTAAGGTAGTTATTACAACCAACTACGCCATCAAGGGTAAGGGTAACTCATTCGAGAGACGTAAGTGGGAGCTGGAGTTCAAACAGTTCTACACCAAGGAGTTTACTCCGCTTGTTGAGTTCGGTAGGTTGCTATTCAGTGACTGGGACTTTGATGAGTGGTGCAGGTTTGACAACTACATGATCAACAACTTAAAAGCGTACATGAACACAGGTCTTATCAAGAGCACGTTCGTTAACCTTAAGGTTCGTAAGCTATCTGCTGAGACGTGTCATGAGTTCATTGAGTGGTGCGGTCTTATCGAGGGCAGTCAAGCAAGTGACAAGCTTAAGAAGGACAAGATCTTATTCAAGAGTGACTTGTATCAGGATTTTGTTAACGACAACCCTGACTTTGGTCCTAAGGCTAAGATGACGATATCTAGGAATGTTTTCTACAAATGGTTGGCTTCTTATGGTAACTTCATAAGTGATATACCTCCGGTAGAAGGTAGGGATTCAAACGGCAGATGGATCAAGTTTGTAACAGAAAAAGCTAAGAAGGATGAACCAGAGCAATTGTTCTAGTTTTAAGTGGTGCGTGGACAATGACTGGCAGGTTTACATCAGGTTCATTGGCGCGAGATACAGGATAGCCATCCGTAAGGGTGGCATATCATCCTGTGGTAAGGATTACTACTACAACAAGGAAACTGGAGAGACGTTTACTTCAGAAGAAAATCTAGGCTCCGTAATGTATAAGAAGCAGGAGGAAGCAGAGAGTAAAATATGGGAGGTTTACACATACATAAGGAATAGATATGAACAAAAATAAAACACTATGAAATCATTAATAGAAATAAAATCAGAGATAGAGAACAATAATAAGTCTTTGTTGTTAGATTCTCTTACTAAAAAAAAGAAGACATCTATATCAAAGCAGAATAAATTCCTTAGAGAAATGATGATGTATATAGAGACGAATCCTAGAGAGGAGTTTCTAATTCAAGAAAAAGAAAGGCTTCAGAAGTTTATAGAAGCCAAGGAAGAACAGTATGTATACTGGAGCGCTAACATCTGCGACAAAAAAGTAGATGTAAACAAGAGAAGAGCGTTATTCAATAAAGAGATTGGACTAACACCTATCAAGAAACAAATTAAAACATTAAACTTTATACTTAAGTAATATGAAAAAATACAAATTAATTAAAGAGTACCCAGGAAGTCCTGAGTTAGGAACAGTATGTGAAGAGAGAGAAGAAAGATCAAGTTTCTGTTATTTCTATAAAGAAGAACAGTATTTAGGAATATTAAAGTATCACGTAGAAAACCAACCTGAGTATTGGGAAGAGATCAATGATGATGTTAGATATATTGTTTCTACAAGAAATTATCAAACCAATAATACTCTTTTTGAAGAATGGTTTGTTTATAGTATATGGCCTAATTTTACCAGCGACAGCAATCATCTTAATTTTTTTAATACTAAAGAAGAGGCTGAATATTTCATTGTAAAAAACAAACCCTGCCTATCATTACAAGATGTTAGTCTTGTACTTGGAGCTTTAGACAAAAGAGGAGATATATTTTCATACTTAAAAACAATTGTAAAATCTAAATTATAATGAAAGATAAAGGTACACCATACTATAAGTGGGCTTATGGTAAATTTATTTTAGAAGGATATATAAAAGAAGAAAAGATATGAAAACAAAAGAAACACTTGAGGAAGCTGCTCAAAATTATAGAATAAATATTATAATATCAGGAAGAAGTCATAGAGTTGAATATACTCAACAAATAAAATTAGATTTTACAGCAGGTGCTAAATGGCAACAAGAAAGAATGTATAGTGAGGAAGATATGAAGTTTGCTTATGAACAGGGCGCAAGATTAGCCATTATTAGTCAGTCTCCTTTAGCACTACATAAGGGAGAGTTTCCAACACCCCAAGAATGGTTTGAACAATTTAACAAATAAGATATGATGAACATTTTTAAAAAATACAGAGTAAAAGAAGTAAACGGTAGGTTTATACCTCAGCGTAGAACAGGTATTGGTTGGGAAGGTATTGATAGGAACATTATTTATTTATGGTATCATCCAAATATACAAGAAGAAAGATGCTCTTTTTGCAACTTACAAGATGCCAAAGAACGTTTAGAAAAATATAAAAAACAAAAAACAATAAAATATCATTATTAAAAACAATAAAATATGCCAGGTATAAAATTTATATGGAGTATAACTATAAATTTATTTAACAATTATTATTTAGAAATTAAAAACAAATAAAATATGAAACAACTATTGGTAATTGTATTAAATTTTTTAATAAATAGATTTGAAGATTATAATGCAGATTTTAAAAAAAATAACGGCTAATAAAAATATGGAAGTATTTGTAAATTTAAAAGATATTATAGGAATAATTACTATTATTGTTATAGGGATTGTAATTGGGATTTTTAGTTTAATTGATAAATTTAAAAACAAATAAGATATGGAAATAGATGAAGAAAAAATAAATAGAATAGAAGTGATTAACCATGCAAGTAACGAACATCCAATTGGTAGGCTGTTGACTTTGTATAAGAAAATGGGTCACTTTAAAAATGTTGCAATATCCATACAAGATGATGGAGAAACTTTAAAAATATTTCTAGATTAGTGAAACATTTTATTATATTTGCAATAAAATGGATAGCTAATAACTTATCTATACCATTCTGGATGGTCGGTCACGTACATTTAACTGTTAATGTATACCAAGACATACACGAGATAATAGCTTCATTTGGAATGAATATAATTGTTGCTATAGGGTTTTTTATAGAGTATAATCAAAACAAAAAAGATGCACAAACTTAGAGATTATCAGGACGACATAGCAAAAGAAGGTAACGATATACTAAAGAATTTAGGTATCGTTTACTTAGCTATGCAAGTAAGAACAGGTAAGACAGCAACATCTATGGAGATAGCAAAGCTTTATGGAGCTGAGAATGTTTTGTTTCTAACCAAGAAGAAAGCTATATCTTCAATAGAGTCTGACTATATAAACTTTGGTTACGATAAATATTTTGATATAACCGTAATGAATGACGAGTCAATGCATAAGTTAAACGGTAAGTACGACTTAGTTATACATGACGAGCATCACAGGTTTGGATCCTTTCCTAAGCCAGGGCTAGCTACCAAGACATTTAGAAAAATGTTTGAGCACCTGCCTATGATATTCCTTTCTGGAACACCAACGCCTGAGTCTTACTCTCAGATATACCATCAGTTTTGGGTTAGCTCAAGAAGCCCGTTTAGATCTTACACCACTTTTTATAAGTGGGCCGCAGACTTTGTTAAGGTAACACAAAAGCATTTAGGTTACGGCACCATCAATGACTACTCAAACGCAAACATGGATTTAATAAAGCAGCATATAGACAAGTATAAAATAAATTATACTCAGGTCGAATCTGGTTTTAAATCTAAGATACACGAAGAAATACTTCACGTAACAATGTCGGATAAAACATACGACCTATGCCATCAATTAAAGAAGGATCTTGTTATAGAAGGCAAGCAAGAGGTTATATTAGCAGACACTTCTGTAAAACTCATGCAAAAGCTTCACCAGATGTACAGCGGAACTGTTAAATTTGAATCCGGTAAGTCAATGATAATAGATACAGCTAAGGCTGAGTTTATAAAGAAAAAATTCGAAGGTAACAAGATTGGAATATTCTATAAGTTCATAGAGGAGTACAATGCATTGCTTCAAGTTTTTGGTGGAGAAAACCTGACAAATAATGTAGATGAGTTTGACTCAACAAGCAAAAACATTGCCCTTCAGATTGTATCAGGAAGGGAAGGTATTAGTTTGAGAAACGCTGAGTTCTTAGTGTTTTATAATATAGACTTCTCCGCCACATCATACTGGCAAGCTAGAGACAGAATGACCACAATGGATCGTCCAGAGAATAAGGTATACTGGATCTTCTCAAGGAACGGAATAGAGGACAGCATATATAAGTCAGTAGTAAACAAGAAAAATTATACACTAACACACTTTAAAAAAGATTATGGCACTAAATAAAATAAAAGATTTAATATACGAGCTTGACGAGATAGACGCAGACATTGAGGACCTTGAAATATACGCCAGTATGGCTATAGAAAATAACCTTAAGATAAACGTTGACTTTACTTTATTTGGAGCAGAATCCGATGTCAAACAAGAGCCTGATAACATTTCGTTACTTAGCGGCTTCTTCTTCGCTTCGTCTACATCACCTAACGGATCCTCTAAAAACGACCAATGGTCAATGGTTAAAACAATAGACCAGTCAATGATGCTTAGAATGTTTGGCATCATGATGGAAGACGCTACTAAAAAAAGATTGTCAGTTATTAATAAACTAAAAAGACTAGGCGTATATGAAAGAGCAACAAATACAATCAAAAAGAATTAAGCAGCTAGAAGCTGAAGGGTACTACGTTATAAAGCTTGTGAAAACAAATAAGAACGGTATACCAGATTTAATAGCTATACCTCCAAACTCAGGAGTACTATTCTCAGAGGTTAAAACCCCAATAGGAGTGGTTAGTGAGCTGCAAAAATTCAGATTAAAGGAACTAGAAGAACATGGATGTTTAACAGAAATTTACAGAGGATGACAATAGATGATAAATTAGAAAGGATTAAAAACCTGATAACAATAGAGTCAGGTATTGATATCTCAGAGAGATCAAGAGAAAGAGACGTAGTAGAAATGAGAGCTGTTTACTATAAAATACTTAGAGACATTCATCACTTATCCCTAACAAGAATTGCTAGATCCATAGGATACAACCACGCAACGGTTCTATATGCGTTAAATAATTATGATGCATGGAGTGCTTTTAGTAATAGCATGGTAACGTGCTACAATAGCGTCAAGGAAATTATATCTAACGATGAGAATCAAGACTCTGTTTATGAAGATGTTATGGCTTTGAGAAGACGGATAGAAATGCTTGAGCTTTCTAATCAAGAGCTTACAATGGTTATAGTCAAAAACCTAAGAGGGAAAAGAGAGAATCTACATAGCCTTGTAATGGAAATACCGGAGGATAAAATAAAGAAAGCATACCTAAGACTAGACGCGTTGATAAGTTGTTTATAATTTTATTTAGACCGTAGTTATTTATTTTATACATTTGTTATTATAAAATCAAATAAAATGAGCAACTACGTTAATACAACAATGAAAGAGATCAACGATCTAACAGATGAAATCTACGAAGGATTGATGGATACGGAACACGATGCCGTAACGGAATCTATTGTTAAACTACAGCATAAACTTAAGGATGTGCTACAAACAATAAAGCAAGAATGAAATACACTGAAAATCAAATTGAAAGAGTAACAGAACTTGTTAGCAAGGGCGATAAAATATCAGAAGCTACAAGGAAGATGTGCTTAGAATTTAACATTGAGTACACTGATTCAATAAGAAGAAACGTGTCAAACCTTTTAAAGAAAGGATTTACGCATACGGTTACCAATCAGTACGAGGCTGTTAGTGTGCTATCTGCTTTAAAGCCAGATGGTAGGATAATGGACATCGAGGAGTACTGCGACTACTACGGTATACCATTCGAGCAGGCTAGAACTTTCAAGCTTGTTACGCACACAGGAACACCTTACTACAACATTGCTTCAAATGTTATTGAGCCAAATGTAAAGAACTTAGACTTCACTTCGTTTTTATCCAAGATTGAAAAGTTTGACTACGAGCCGTCGCCTTACATTGCTAAAGAAGGATTGTTTGATAGGCTTGTTTACACAGATACTCACGTTGGAATGAACATTGAGCACCATAGTTTGTATGGAGGCAGGTGGGATGAGTGTGAATTAGAGCACAGGCTAAAAATTCTTTTGGACCACGTTATAGCAAACAGAAAGTCATCTACACTTGTAATTGATGAGCTAGGGGATTTCATGGATGGTTATGATGGTTACACTACAAGAGGAGGGCATAAGCTTCCTCAGAACATGGACAACCAGAAGGCATTTGACGAGGGCGTTTCTTTTAAGGTTGCTATGCTACAGAAGTTAGTTCCTTACTACGAAAAGATTATATGCCACAACGTATGCGAGGATAACCACGCTGGAAGCTTTGGATATATCGTTAATTCTGCATTTAAGGCTCTCTCGGAGGTTATGTTTGACAATGTAGAGGTTATCAACCAAAGGAAGTTTATCGATCACTACAGGATAAGTAATCACATTTTTATTCTTACCCATGGTAAGGACTCAAAGAGCTTGAAGTTCGGGTTCAAGCCAATTTTAGATAAGATACAGGAAAACAAGATAGACAACTACATAAAGGAGCACTACTTGTTACAGCCTGGGGTTAAAATTGAGTTCAGCAAAGGTGATTCTCACCAGTACATAATGAACTACTCAACATCACAGAGCTTTAGTTACTGCAATTATCCTGCATTTAGTCCTAGTTCAGCATGGGTTCAGGTGAACTTTCAGAAGGGAATCAGTGGTTTTTGTTTCTACAACTACTACGAAGACAGAAAAACATTACACGACTTTATATTTTAAAAAAAAATGACGAATACAGAAATTATAGAAATGAAGGAAGAACTTGAAGAAGTTGAAAACAGACTTAGATGGTTACTAAAGAGGGGCTCAAATGATGAGTCCCTTGTTGATGAAAAGAGATTATTAGAAAAAAAACTTAGAAAATTATGCTAGATATAAACGTTGTAGACGCAGAAATCGTAGGGCCTCCAAAGTTAATCGGCGTGTCGGGACATATGGGCTCAGGGAAAGACACGGTTGGTGAAATTATCAAGTACCTTACCAGTCCAGAGGCAATTAGAAAGGGCAGCTTCTCTAAATGTAAGGAGATGGGGTATGTTTACGATACCACATGGAGCGTAGAAAAGTTTGCCGCTAAGTTAAAGTTGGTCGCTCAAGTACTTACTGGTGTGCCAGCGTATAAGTTTGAGGACCAAGATTTTAAGAAACTAGAAATGCCTATCGAGTGGAATAGCTTAGAGCAATCTGGCAGGTACAAGACAAGTAAGTCAATGACTTACAGGACTTTACTTCAAAAACTAGGTACAGAAGCAATGCGAAACGGGTTACACACAAATGTATGGGTAAACGCTTTGTTTTCTGATTATAAGCCTTTTGTAAAAGAATGGGATGAGTTAGGTAATGATACTCTTGTCGAATATCCTAAGTGGTGCATAACAGACATGAGATTCCCAAATGAATTTGATGCTGTTAAGAAAAGAGGAGGTATTACTATTTATGTGCACAGACCAGATACTCATTCTTTACAATCAATGATTGAAGTTCACGAAAGCGAGACTGCTTTGGATAATCACAAATTCGATTACGCAATAATAAATCACGGAAGCATTGAGGATCTTGTAAAGGTAGTAAGAGAAATTTTAATTGACGAAAGAATAATATGAAAAAGAAACTGAAAATTAAATCAGAAGATTGGAACCACAAATGTGGAGATGGATGCTGTTATACCGATGGTAATAGCGTGCATATAAACGGTGAGTATGTAACAAGTGGTGATTATCATGACATTGATACAATACTTAAAGATGTACTAGAATATTTAGGATACGAGGTTGAATTTGAAGAGGTTGATTATGCATGAAGATCTTCTTAAGGTGTTAGACGCTCTTCCAGAGACCGATGATACCCAACCTTTATTAGGTTGGGCTACTATTAATGGTAATCTTTTTGAGGTTGACTTCAACGATCCGGATGATGAGGTGTTGAAGTTTTATAGAGAAAACAAAGGAGGCTAATTGCCTCCTTTTTCTCTTGCTTTTCTTCTTATCTCGTCTAGATTTTTTATTCCTCTAGACTTTATATTCTCTCTTAACTCTTCTATTTTCTTCATAGCCTCTTCTTGAGTTAAAGGAGTTTTATCTTCGATATCTTGAAACTCTCCAGATTCAATTTGATATACAGCGTTCTTACTGTAACCAGCATCATCGGCGGACTGAGAAAGAACTAAAGGATCAGCTCCAAAGTATACAGCAGAATCAAAATCTTTTTTATTCTCTTCTAATATACCTCTGATACTTTCATTAGATCTATCGTAAGCTTCTTTTAACTCTTCTTTTGTAATCTCCTTCTTTTCAAACTTTCTAAATGCCTTGTTGTATATCTGCTTAGCCTTTAATGTTTCTTCGAAGTTCTTCTTAGAATTAAAATAATACTGCTTTTGAGTGTCAACATCTATAACCTTATATCCAGTTATTTGTCCAACAGCATCATTTATTTTGTTTTCTGATTCAGATATTTTTCTTATACTAGTCAAAGTCCCTGGTTCAAAAGTCTTCCAAACCCTAGCCATTATTTTATTAACCTTATCCACTGGCTTGTCGTACTCATTGTATATTTCCCTTCCAAAAGAATCTTTATTGTCTTTAATTTCGTTAACTAAAGAAAATAAAATATCTTGGCTTAAATAAGGAGATGTAAATTCTTTTACAGACTCTACAAGTCCGTCAATAAAATTTTCTCCAGAGCTAAACGCATTCAAAGCTTTTGGCACTTGAGCTCTAGGATCAGAAGCGCTAAAATCAACAAAAGAAAACTTACCTTCTCCCATGTCTGTTATAACTATATTAGAGTTTTTAGACCATGGAGCCACAAATCTTTTAGCATTCTTGTTTTTATTATCTTCGTCTTCTTCATCATCTCCTAAAAAGCTAGAAGACAACATGTACATCAGTCCATATTTTAAACTTTGAATAGCGGTTAAAGCTACGAATCTTTTAGCTCCTATTGCTTTTATTTTAGGATTATCTGATTTCATCTCAGTAAATGCAAGAGCTACAGTGTTGTATGATGTTCTAAGTGACTCTAAAGAGAACGATATAAACGTACCAGCTACAGGTATTACCTTAAGCATTTTAGCTGAGTTAGGAATCCTTGAGTAATTAGGAAGTATGTTTTTAACTATTTCCTTAACATAATCAACAACATCTTTCTTCTCCGTGTCTGTAAGGTTTTCGTATTTCTTACCATAAAAAGCTTCTGAGTATTTTCTTTTCTCTGTTTCATAAGCTACAATTTTAAAGAAATCATCTTCAGCCTGGTAAGCGTTTTCAAGACCTTCCTTGACACCTATTGTTTTAGATTTTAAATACCTACCAAGCCTAGAGATTTTACTCTCACCTGGCTTATTCATTCTTCTTTCAAATGTCTTATCAAAATCACCATCCTTAAACATTGACTTAATTTCATTTAATCCAACGTTTTGATTTATTATACCAGCATCAGTATATTCAAGTAATTTTTCTTGTAGATCTTTATTTCCTTTATTTCTAAGGTCGTTCATTATAACGTTAAACGATTTTCTGTATTCGTTAAAGTTAATGTATCCATTAGACAACATAAAGTCAAGGTTACCAAAAACATTCTTACCGTGAGTAGCAACAGAACCAATAGTCTTTAACCATTTTACAGATCTAAGTGCCTTCATGTAGTACTCATAAAGTTTGAAAGCGTTAGCGGCCTTAGATAAAGAATTTAAAGGAGATGCATTATTAAACTCATCAGCTATTTCTTTAGTTGTAAATAAACCTCCAAGAGGATCAAATGTTTTTGTTGAGTCAGCAGCAATTTTTGTGTTAAAATCTTTAGGTCTATTTGTATCATTCTCCTCAAAAAATATAGTTCCCATACCATTCTTTTTAAGGTCATTTAAAAACTTGGTATTATAAACAAGGTTAGCCATCTTGTAAACAGTGTTGGCATAGTTTTGTACAGGGTCTGTATACTCTCCCATTAAAGCTCTTATCTCTAATGGTATATCCATCTTTTGTTTTAGTATAGATAAATCCTTAGAGCCTTCCTTTCCAGAGCTTACAAAACCATTCTCAATATCCTTATCAAGTATTTTACTTATTTGTTCGTCGACTATTTTATTAAGAACGTCCTCCTTAGTAAGGCCTTCTTTTTGGGCCTTATCTTCAGCTATTTTAGAAAATTCATTTCTAAAGAAGTCTTTAGCTTTATCTACTTGCTCTTGTTTAACTTTTGTAGCCCAGTTTTTATTATCAAAAACTTCATAAGCTCTAGTCATATAAGACCCTATGTTTTGTCTAATATTTTCGGCTGACTCAGCTGGCAAGGCTCCAAGATCTACAAGCATTTGGGATAAACCGTCTATCTGGTTTCTCATTATATCACCAACGGCTTTAAATTCTGAAGGCAAAATCACTGATTTATCCCCTCTTATATACGAATCAAATTCAACCAATAAAGCTTCCTTATCTCCTTGATATTTAGAAAGTAATTTATCAAATCTTTTCGATGTATTAGATACTAACTTTGCTTGGACTTCTATTTTTGAAGCTTTGTCTTCAATAGCTAAAAATGTAGACTTAGGCATAAATCCTCTAGCTGAAGTTAATCTTCTTCTAACGCTTCCTAAGAAATTTTTTATTTTAGTGTTGGTATCTTTTACAAATATACCGTCTTCTTTCTGCGCTTTCTGTATTTCTTTTTTATTGTAATCAAGCAATCCTTTAGAGGCCTGCTCAGCTGTGTACCCGTTATTTTGTAGGTACTGTGAAATAGCAGCATCAGAGAATCCGTTAGATTTTGCTGTCTTTATTTTATTAGCAATAACACTAGTTTGTTTTTTTGCAGAAGAATCTAATTCTCTTACAATACCAATTTCTGCCGCTATTATTTTTGCTTGTAATGGCTTTGTTTTTGACTCTCTACCTTCAATTACTTTCTTGTATTTGTCTTTTAATTCTTTAGGCATTATTTCCCAAGAATCAATTTTTTTATCAGGAACACCTATCACTTCTCCTAAAATAGCGGACTCGTAAGTAGAGTGAATAGCTTTTCCTCCAAGACCAGTTGGTTTACCAACAAGCATAATGTCGTTTTGAGAAAAATTATTTTCCTTATAAAAACCATCTCTTAATTCGTTGTAGTCAACAAAGGCATTAAATGATTTTAGCAAACTGTTTAAAGATCCTTCTGGGCTTGTTTTTGATTTGCTTAACTTATCTATAGCTATTAAAAAAGGTTTTCTTTTTGTGCTGTTAGACAACTCCTCAAAAGAATTAACACTATTCAAAGCTTCTTTTATAGTTATTAAATCATTTGTCTCTTTAGGGAAATTATTAATTGCTTTTTTAAACTCATCAAAACTTGAGTTACTATTTATCCTAGCGGCAGTCAAATCTAATACTCTCTTATTAAATAACTTAGCTTTCTCAGGAGATCCGCTTATGAAAAATATATAATCAGCTTTTTCTATTTGATCATTCAATGTTTTTTCAGCTAATCCACTAGCCCATAAAACCCCTTTGTTTTTGTTTTGTGGATCTAAAGCAAAACTAGGACCAGCATCTAAATAATGTTCTCCATCTATTACTGAATCATAATAATTACCTCTACCTAATTGGTCTGCCATCCAGAACCAAATTTTTTGTTTTTTATCAATAATCTCATTTATAAGACTATTAATATCTATCTTGTCTTTGTTTGTTACAAAAGATAAGTTAGCTGGAGTTTCAGTAAATTTTAAAGCAGCACCTTTTGAGTTTCTATTTATACTGACAGGACTTCCTATAGCAGAAGGAGTTCCTGTGCTTATAGCTTTAACATCTAAATCAGTAACCTCCTGTCCAGTAGCTACCTTTTCTGACAACGTGTTAAAGAAGTCTACAACCTCGTTATCTGTGAATGGTTTAAAGCCAAACATCTTAGCCAAGGCATCCATCCATCTCTTAATAAGACTCTGTGATTGCTTAGGTAATGTATCGTAGTTAGCTGCTAGATAACCAAATAGTTCAGCTGCCTTCTCTTCATTCTTAATATTCTCGTCGTAAGAAGCAACAAAATTCTCTAAATACTCCTTTAAATCAGGGTTATTATCAAGCTGCTTACTAAGCGCATTAATCATTCGCTTTGTTATGTCAGCCGCCTTAACATCGGTACCAACCATATTTATAAGTACGGCATGAAATACCTCGTGAGCTACTGTTGTTTTTGTAGCAGCTCGCTTGTTTATATGTATTGTATTTGTGCTTGACATATAAGTTCCTCCAGACTCTACGTCCTCGTCACCTACAGCCTTTGTATACGAATCATAATCATCATGAATAACAAACTTCACATTAGGAAGTATATTAGCCAACGCAGCCTTAGCGTTCTCAACAGCCTTGTTTATATCGGTAGAGAATAAGTTTGATATCTCCTCAACCTCCTGCTCTATTGTTTTTTCTTTAGACACAACATCAGAAAGCACTCTGTTATCTGGCATATGGAAGAACTTAGGGTCAAACTTATCCCATAGCTCTGTTCCGTGCACAATTCCTTTACCATCAACCATTTGAGATATACCCATTTGCTCAGTTGCAACAAGAAGGTTTTGCATCTCTTCATCTGTAAGTGGTCTAGATATTTTTAAAATATTCGTAGGCTCTATACTTATTTCTCCATCAAAAATACTCTCAACATCCTTAACAATCTCCTCTGAAATTTCAACATCATCTGGCAAGGCTTCCTTGATTTCTTCGATAGTAAGCATCTCTCCGTCCTCACCAATCTTCATCCCTATGTTTAGGTAGCTTCCTTCTGGAGCTCCTTCAACACTAACCTCTTTAGTTTTAATATAAGATCTTCTCTTGCCTTGTCTTTGTTTATCTACCTTGTTATACTCGTCTTTCAATTCCTGAGGTAAATCAGACTCATTTACCAATTTAGTAATTCCTTCTCTGCTTAAACTAGACGTGCTTAATTTATACAACGCATCATAATTTTGCTGAGAATTTCTGTACTTGTATATCTTGTCGTATATCTTTTGAAACTTAGAATCCTTAGATTCAGGAACTATAGACACGAATCCTTTTTCAGTATTAGGAACGTACTTCTCGTCAAAAGTTTTTGTAACCTGTTCTCCCTTAGAAATTTGAGTATCCGTTGGCGTTAATTCCTTAGTTGTTTGAGCGCGAGTTTTTCCTCCCCAATCAGCAACGACCATGTCGTAGCCATTCTCTCCGGCTATCTTTGTAATATAAGCTAATTCAGAGTTAGCGTCCATAGCTTTGCCAGGGTTTTCTTCTTCGTGTCTTTTTTGAGCTTCCTCTAAGTAATTATTCTCATCAGTATTAAAATCGTATACCTTACTAATAGGGACTTTAACAGCGTATTTCCCAGGACCGGTGACCATCGTCTCTGAATCATTAGGGCTGGTGTAGTACATAGCAACACCTCCAACCTTGCCAATAGCAGCAGCCTCACCCTTAGATGTTCTAGTGCTTTGACCGCTTGACGGCTTGATTGTTTCGTAGCCAGCATCACCAACGTGAAAGAACACAGCGTTCCCTTCATCGTCCTGAGTAAGGTTAGCAAAGTTTGATGACTTCTCAGGAGTTATCACACTCATCTTTTTAGCCTCTGCAACCGGAACATTAAAAACGTCAGGAACTTCACCTGTTAATTTTTTAGGATCTAATTTATTATTTGATATTAAATTAGAAAGTTCGCCATCGTGTATAAACGCAGCGAACTCTTCTGTGGTATATTTCTTACCATTATATAAAACACAAGGACCAGCCATTATTAGAATAATTTCTTTTCTATTAATAACATCTCAAACTTGCTGTCTGCGTTAGTCCCTTCAAGGATATTAAGCATATCGCTATAGGCAGCAACCGCATCGTTCTGATTTTTTCTGTATGCTTGCAAGAAGTCAAATGTACACATCTCACCCATCTTTAAAATATCAACAGATGATTCCTCATACAATTCGTACAATTCGTACTCATTCTTATAAGAAACCTCAACCGTTTCAGCTAAATTTTTAAATTCTAATACAGGTGTTTTAATTGTAGGAAGAGAAGGGGTGACATTCCAGTCAATAAGATACTTCTCAATACCTCTTGCGTGCTCAAGCTCTTCATTGCTTTCAGCTAAAAAGTAATCAGCAGCCTTATTAAACCCAATACCTCTACACCAGTTGCTTGCAGCTTGGTAAAAGTAGTGATGGTTATACTCATTCTGAAGTCTTGACGTTAATATATCTACTACTTCCTTGTCTAAAATCTCTGGTTTTAACATAATTTTATTTTTAACATTCAACTCGTTGTGCTCCTTCTACAGAGTCTATTATTGTGTCTAAATTTTGACTAACAAACGCTACCGTTGGGTTGTTTTTAAGTAATCTATTCTTTTGTTTTGTTGTTTCGGTAGCTTGTAATTGCTCAAACAAAGGTAATGAATTTTCTTGAATATTTTCTACCTCTTCTTTTTTATTTGTTTTTAAAGACTCGTTGTAAATATTCTCTACCTCGTTTCTTTTTTCTTGTATTTGGGCATCAATCTGAGAATGAAATGATTTGTCTAATGTTTTTTTACTGTCTTCCAAGTCTTGAACATCGCTAAGATTTCTCATTACATCAAGCTGAATGTCAGGATTTGTATCTTTTGGTATCCTTGTAACGTTTCTAGAAACAGCTATAGCGTCCTTCTTTACTCTATCAGCATCTTCTTTAGTAATTACTTTATTATTTACCATCTCATTCAAGTTAGTGTCTAACACGTCCATGTTTTGAGATAATTGGTATAAACTTTTTACTTGTGTTTTTTTATTTCCAGAAAAAGAAGGCATGTTTAAATTAGCAGCAGCGCCTCCTGACAAGAATGACAATATAGAAGTATTCATGAAATCATCGTAAGACATTGTCTCGTCAGATATTTCCTTACCTGCGTCTATGTTTTTTTGAGCGTTAATCCATAAAATATCACCTCCTTGTTGTATGTTTTCTTGAATAGTTTCTTTTCCTCCTTCTTCAACAAATCCTACGGCTTTTTTAGGTATTTGCTTAAATCCGTTATTTAATGTAGATATAAACCCTTGCTTACCGTTTATTTTATATGCGTTTACTGCTTTCTTTATAAGATCTTTTTCAGCTGCTCCAAATAAAGATTCTACAGCTTTAGTTTGAGGTGATATAGGTGCAGTTATTCCATACCATATTGCAGTTCTCTGAGCTGCATCTCCAGCTATTTGCTCTGCTTCCTTGTCTGTTAACCCAGCGTCTTTAGCTTCCTTAAGAGTTGTTTGATATGCCTGAGAATAACCAAGAGATGACTGAGCTATAATAGCATCAGCCGTAGCTTTTGGTATCGGAATGTTTTTCATAGGTATGCCTTTTGTAAGCTTACCTACAGTAGCTTGCCACGCAACTTGCCAAACCATATCTCCTAAAACAGAACCTGTCTGAACTGCGGTTCCTTGAGGGCTAAAAAACCAATCTTCTTCTTTTGAGTTTTTGGATTCTTTTAGTATTTTATCTAACGAACCTTGATCTAAAAGATCGTTCACAACTATTTCATTATCCTTGTCGTATACAGTTCCTTTTTCGTCTACTAAGTATTTTTTACCTTTCAACCCCACGACTTTACCACTAGCAAAAGAAACTTGTCTTTCAGAGGGTCTTTCTAATTGCCTTTCTTCATTAAGATATCTTAGCTCTTCAGCTGTTTCGTCAGCTCCTATAGCATCGTAAATAGTTGTACCTGATTTATTTACAGCGTCTAAGAAGGAATTAAAACCTCCGGTTAGCGCGTTTTTAGTCCCTATCCATAAAGAGTTTAAACCAGAATTATCATTTGTTAATTCTTGGTATTTTTCTTTATTAACCTGATCTTTTTCTTTTAATTTTTGTGTTAAAATAGGAAGGTTTTCTTCAGAGTAAGCCGCTATTAAATTATTATCAAATACTTTAGCGTTTTTATTTACAGGTATTTTTTTACCGTCATAACTACCTTTTACAGATTGTAACTTACTTTTTAAAACCTCTCTTTCGTTTATAGTAGATATGTAATTTGATAGTATTTTTTTCTTATACAATTCCTCAGCTAATCTAGCGTCAGATACTTTCATTAAACCTCTAGATTCAGGATCAAAATCACCTCTCTGTTTTCTTTCTTTGAATTGTTCTTTAAAACCAGATTGATTTAGGTATCCGTCAAAATCAGCTGGATTTATACCTGCTGATTGTAGTTTTTCATCACTAAATAAATCATCTACAAAAGTATCTTTTGGAAGCCCTTCTGTTTCTAATCTATTATAAGTTGATGCAGATAAATACGGTGTAGGATTATCTAGATCAAGATTTTTATATTCTTGGTCTATTTTTTGTTTTATCTCTAAATCTTTTTTAGCAATATCTTCCTTAGAAGGCAGTCCTATTGTTTCAATTACGCTCTTTTTTTCAACAATCTCTTTACCGTCTAATCCTATTTGAGGCTGTTGTGTTAAAAAAGGATTTGCTTTTATTTCTTCCTCAGTCTGCTTGTAAGCTTCTTCAAAAGGACTTTCTGTTTTTATAGCATTTGGATTCCCTTTTGTTAGTCTTCCTTTTTTAACAGCCTGAGTATAATTCTTAGCAAATTCAACATTAGATTTCTCCTCTGGAGATTGATTCATTTTAGCTAGGTCCTCATTAGAGAACCCAGTAAATGTTTCCATCTTACCTCCACTTGAAGAAGCCGAAGGCTGAGCTTGTCCCTGTTTTTCTGTACCCGATAAAGATTTTACAGGTTGCTGAACAGGTTTCGAACCCAAAGCTTGACTTGCTTGAGTACCATCTGTAGACTCTTTTTTTTTTACTGCAATATTTTTTGCACCGGATTCTTTTATGTACTCGTCAAAAGATAAACCGCTTTTTTTAGCGTATGTTTCAAGTGTTTTTCTGTCGTAATTCTTACCTCCAAGTGAATAGTTTTTTTCAGCAGCTTGACTTACTTTAGCTCCAGATTCTTTAATATACTCACTCAAAGACAAACCGCTTTTTTTAGCGTAAGAATTAAGGTCAGACGCTTTGTATACTTTACCGTTTAAGATGTATTCCTCTTCCATTATTAAATTTTATTATTTTGGTATAAATATCTTTTTGCCTGTTTTTCCTTGAACTTGTTTACCAGCAGGTGCTTTAGCAGGTGCTTTATACGTAGGTAATCTTACCCCTCTTTGTTCTTCAAGAAAAACTCTTAATTCTTCATCAGAACCAAATCCAGCTCTACTTCTAAAGTTTGCATAATTAGTAGGACTGTATTCTCTTATGTTCTTTTCGTCTCCTTTTAAACGAGGCGTTATTTGTTCACCGTAGTAAACATAAGTTTTAGGGGTTGTTTGGCTAGCTGAAAAACTAGTAGAACCTCCTTCTGCTCCTAGGTTTTCTTTAGAATTATATCTAACAACCTTAACAAAATGTCTTCCATCTTCATCAATACCAGCGTTTACAACCTTCTCTACAAATCCTGAGTTTGTTTTTATACCAACTGGGTCGTTAATAATAGCTACAGCTCCTTGTTTGTTACCTACTCTAATAGGGTTTACTTGAGATATTGTTGGTGGTGGATCTTTGTCTTCTTTTGGAGCAGCCGCTGCTCTAGGTTGTCTAGGAGTAGGTAATGTAACCTTTTCTATAAAAGGCATTTGAAGATCAAGCGCTTTCCCAACAACGTTATTTGCTGCCTCTATTTTTTTAGCGTCTTTAACAGGGTCTAATACCACGTCAAAATTACCTCCGGTACTAGTCGCTAATATAGCTAAAGGGTTTTTCTCTGCTTCACTAGGATCGTCTGTTATGAAATACCCCATTCCGCTGGAATTTACCAATACATCAGCGATTCTTCTATTGCTAGAAAGAACAGAGTCCTGAGCAGCTTTTCTCATTTGAGGATAGGCTGGTGATCTCATAGCGTCTTCTAAAGATCTAATACCGTTATCAGTAATTAATTTAGCGGCAGTAGCAGCAATTGGCTTCACTCCTTCCACAACATTAACCCTTGGTGCAGCGTCTACCTGAGCATTGTTTATAGAGTTTATGTCCATCATTGATGACTCTATAATCTTACCGTTTTCATCGTAATCAGCTACAACCATGACACCTGTTGTAGGATCTGTATATAGTTTTTTATTTTGTAAATTTGAAAGAGTTCCTAGTTTTTTAGCAATAGTGCTAGTTAATGCGTCTTCTGTATTGCTTTGTATCGCATCCATAAGAACTTTGTCATTCGCTGCTCTATTTTTAACAACATTATTAAGGATACCCCAGTTGTTTTTTAAGGCTTGAGATCTAGACGCATAATCTTGTCTAGTCATCTTACCGTTTTTTAACTGATTAAACCACTCGCCTTGAAGCTTTTTATTTTCATAAACAGCATCAGTAAGTTGCTTGTTAATAGTTTGGTCTGCTCCTAAATCAGCTTTACTTAAAGTATCTAAATTCTCAGAAGTAATCTTCTGGTCTTCTGCTCTAAGTCTTTGTCTGTTTTCTTTGTTTTTATCAAGATCCTGACCTACCTTCATAGCGATAGTTCCCCAATCCACAACTGGATTAGCCTTTACTTCACTAGCATCTTTAAATCCGTAGTACTCTGCCATTATCTATAGTTTTTCATAAAAATCTCTAACATTTTTAGTACCTCTGGACTAGCAAGTCCTTGTAGTTGAGTGTTTTCTATTTGAGGAGCCTGTGCGTTTGGAATCATAACCCCTGGCATTTTAGGTATTTGAGATGAAACAGCGTCTTCTCCTTCTTTATGTACTGGAGTCAGCATGTTTTCTCCAGCAACTAGAGCTGAACCAAATCCTTGAACAGAAGAGTCTAAGGCTTGTGTTTTGGCTAACTGAGCGGCCATAGCTGCTAACTGAGCACCCTTAGCTCTATCTAGACTTATTTTAGACAGCGCGTCATTTGTCTGTCCTTTTTCATTGGCTTGAGCTACGTCTAAATTATAAAGCCTATCACCCAATTGATTTGTAACATCGTTTGCTTGGCTGTTACCTACTTCGTTTATTCTACCTACACCTCCAGCTAGTTCTCTTGAACCAGCTTCCGCTAAAGCTGTTAATGCTTGCATTTGGTTTGCTGTAGTTGTTCTTAATCCTTGCTCATATGCTTGTACAGGGACCTGAACAGCTCCTAAGAAATTTGTTTCTTGAAGACGCTCTGCTTTTGCCGCGGCTTCTTCTGCTGCTCTTTGAGCTCCTCTTTCGGCTGCTGCTTGTTTACTAGCTTCTATAAGTCCCATTGTTCCTCCTGCTAAACCTCCAACGGCTGTACCCCAACCCGGCATAACTGCCGTTCCTGATGCTGCTCCTGATGCTGCTCCTGATGCTGCTGCTCCCATATTATATATTTTTTAAGTATTCCTTAATGTTTTTATTTGTAACCAAAAAATTAGACTCCATCAACGACTTATCTATAAAGCTATTACTAGTTACTGTGAATAAATTCCTATACCCTGTGTATTGCAAGAAGTCAGATATTGAATCTAAACCAAAAGTTAAGGATCCTTTTCTAGCTTCCTTAGAAGCGTTCTTGTTGCTTGTAATAAATCCTACCCAGCATACATTTGAATCAGAAAGATACAAAGGTATTGCGCAAACTTCTTGACCTTCATGATAAACAACAATAATACTTTCAGGTAGAGCGTCCATATTTAAAACCGGGAACCCCCAATCTATCCACCATGATTTCATGGTTTCAAAGAAATCTTCCTTCTTTAATACTTTGTAAGTTTTCATTTTACAAAGATACTAAAAATTACGGATAACTTTTAAACAGGTCTGACTGAACCGAGAATAACTCTACTCTAGATGTTGTTTGTACCGTTAATTTAAATTGCATGTAGTACCCTAATTGTGGGTAAGACTCAGCAATTGAGTTCTTTATAAATAATAAGAAGTCACCATTACTAGGTATTGAACCATTAGGTATTGTTGTGTTTATTGTAATTACATTACCAGATATCGAAGTTATCTTACCTAAAAGAAGTGGGTTACCGGCATTGTTTTTGTACATTAAATCTCCAACACTTACAATGCTTCCAAAAGAGAAACTAAACGCAAGAGTAACAGCGGCAGGTAATGTTGAGTTTACTGTTGTTACTGACCCTAAACCTTGAGCGGACCTCATGTTTATGGTTAAGTCATTATTATTTCTTCTTATGAAAGAATAAAAAAGCCCTTCCTTATTGTCAAACCATGACTCATCAATAATACCACTAGTAATGTTTGTATTCACAACAGCTGACCATGGTGAATTACTGTTAAGACAAAGCGTCTTGTAGTTCTTTACATCAAGAGTATTATCGTTAAATGCAGACGTAATAGTAGAAGGGTACGGTATAGGATTGTCGTAAAAAACATTTCTATTAGCGCTTGTATTGTGCTGGTACAGGTTACCTCCTTTAAACGTATAAAGGTAGCTATTCATCCCTAAAATTTTCTCAGGGATGAATGAGTAAAAGGATGTCCATCCTTGTGAAAAATTACTGTATGTTAGTGTTTTTGCCATGTTATATACAATCTCCGTTTATACTTATTATTGGGCCTCCAGATGTTACTGTTCCAAATACAGCACAGAATGTAAGTGTTGTGTCTACAAAAATTTCTTGACGATCTCCAGCGCAGTCTGTATAATATACCGTCCCTGGGAATCCATCTGCACTAGCAGTAAACTCTAAGCAATCAACAGGAGGTACAGAGCATTCAGCGCCATACTCAATTGTTAAAGACGGAATTACAGAAGGTGTAATTAATTCTATACTACCTGGTATAACACATACCCCGTCCCCTAGATTTACTTCGTACGCCATTGGTATACCAGGTGTTGCATTAGCAGGTATTGGGACCACAATATTTTGTATTGCATTATCACAATCTAAATAACTAAACGTAGCATCAAAATCTCCAGCACCTTTAAAAGTACCTCCAGACCAAGTAGTACATGCCTCACAACTTGGGCATGATACAGGGTCTAATAGAACTCCTGATAATTGCTGTCTATATGTACCGCCTAATTGATACCAACCATCAGTGGCAAGTATTGTTAAGTTAGAATCAGTAAAAACAGCTGTAGCTCCTGAAAAAGAATTAGAATTAATATAGTAATCACTTGCGCCTGAACAATCGCAACAAACGTCGTATTCGTCTACATCACTGTAGCAAAGACTGATTCTATTTGATATCCTTAAATCCCAAACTAAGTACAAATAAGATCCGGTGTAAGCAAAATTGTTTACAACAGCTTGGTATGTACCAGTTGTAGGGTTTGTTACAGGCGTTACGTTGTTTAACAAAGGTATTAAAGTAGGCACATCGTAAAGGTTATTAGACACTAAATACTTAAATGAATTTGAAGGACTAAAGTTATAAGTATCTCCAGATTGTTTACTAGACACTAGTTCTATATCACTACCTATAGCAGGTATTGTTCCTGCCGAAGTGAATCCATCTACTAATTCATAAAGAGAAACACCTGAAGAGTTTAATGTTATAAATTCAATATCATAAGGGCTTAAATCAGCTCCTAGAGACCATCTGTATTTTGTATGAGTTGTCAACCCTTGAGATGCCGGTGAATTAATCACAACCTTAACCACGGTCAGCGGCTCTAGCTCTGGGCATGGAGTAGACATTGTAAAAGTAGCGTTGTTAGGCGCAATACTTACGGTGACTAACTCTGGTTCAAACGCTTCCTTGTTAAACACAATATCTGTATTTATGTCTATATTTCTGTCAAAAATAACAATACCGTTATATTCAACTAAAACATCTAAATCTCCTTCCGTTACGCTTATGTTAAATGTAACCTGACCTATTGTATTGCCTAAGTTTATATAGTAAGTGCTTTCTTCGCTACTGCTATACTTCTCTAATAAGGTACCGCAAGGAACCTCATCAATAGGCACTGGAAGTAAATCGTCCTTAATAGATAAAACATACTCACTCATGTAAGGATCGTAGCCTCCAATTTTTAAGTTGTTTAACGAGTTTTTAAATTCATCTCTAAACCAATGCTTCATACCTAAGTCAGATATAGCAACAAGTTGATCAGAATTATAAGAACCTCCTCTTAAGTTTAAAACAGCCGATCTCTTTACGTCTGTAAAGAAAATCTCTGGTCCATAAACAGAAAAACTATCAGGGTTATTGCTTATTCCGTTTTCTTCAATTCTTGATATTTGAGTACCTAGAACTTCAGGTATAGAAGCTATTGCTCCTCCTCCTGCCGCGTCAGACAGTAAGTTTTTTCCTTGCAACACGTAAGAAATCTTATCCTCCTGAAGAACAAGAAGGTCAGTTTTTCTTCCATATAATATCTCTATACTTCCAAATACTTTTTCTAAATCTTTGTAGTTTGCTAAAGCTAAATTATATTCGTTTAATTTATTTATGTTTGTGTCCTGGTTATATATTCCGCTGTATGTTACTGAAGCGTACCTGCGTGCTGATCTGTAGTCCTCTTGAGAAACAGCCGTAACCCTACTACCTATGTAAAAAGGAGCGCCGACCAATGAATCTCCAATCTTATAACTTTCGCATCCGTTTCCAAATGAGAAGCAGTTAAAGAAGTCTAGATTAGATACAGCTGAATTAAGGCCAGATGTTTGATTTGTTACGTTACCTTGATGGAACCCGTTTACAATATCAAAAACTTGATCGTTTTCGTAAAATATTTCTCCATCAGCTTCAGCTGGTTCTGTTTCAAAAATAAAAGAAGAATTTGCTTGCTGTATTACTATGTAACCATTTAACATAGATGATTTTCCACTACAATAAGGAGTACCTCCTCTTAATCCAAAATATAAACGCCCATCTTTAGGATTAGCTGGGTTATTACCAACATAACCTTCTGCAAATTGATATTTATTAATACTAGGTGTTGGGCTAATAAATCCAGAGGTAGAACATGAAAAAGGAAGTAAAGGTTCATAGTTAGCTATTACAGATGATTGAACATTTAGATTAACTATATCGTCATCACCAGAACTAACACCGTTAGTAAGGTTTATTTGTTGTCCTTGTATAAAATCATAAAAACTATTATAATCCTGATTAGAAACAAAATTCTTATCGTAGTCATAGGTTCTTGATCCACAACTATTACCTGAGCTGTTTCTATTAAATCTAATTCTTATAGTGATTAAAGACCCAGCTGGAACAGGTATAGGCATGTAAGGCTGGTTACCTGGTGTTATTGGTAATGTATTATCGTATTGTGGATTATTCTGATGAAATGGTATTTGAGCCGAAGGATAGTCCTCTCCGCAACTAACAATCTCTCTTGATACGTAAGAGTTTTCAAGATAAGTGGCTTGGAAATTAGAAGCCTTTAATTTCATATAAGTTCCAGCCGGCTCTAAAGCTCCTCCGCTTATAAATCCGCTAGACTTAGCTTCTATATCTAAAACCTTAGTTATTACCAAGCTGTTTAAAACACCAGATGAATCTTTTTTTACTATAAGCCTTTGATCATTTCTTACCTTACTTCTATTGTCTCCTTCTAATTTAAACCATGTATAACCATCTTCGTCTATAAAAAATATGTTGCAAAAAATAGTTTCGTAACCTGTCTTAGAAGGCTTTAATACAAACTCGTATCTTTTAGCCCAAGATGGAGCTGTGTTATTTACAGACACCTGTAAGTAGTTCCTAGTGTCTGATGTAGAGGCTGGAAAAAATACGGTATTATTTGTAACAGTTAAAGCAGTGCTTCTTCTGCTGTAGTCATCCATATAAACGATAGCTAACTCATAATCTCTATTACTATGTAAGCTCTTTTTGCTTCCAGGGTTTGTTATATACGCCTCGGTTGAAACGTTTTCAAAGTACTCGTAAGCGTAATTCATTACACCTGTAGGAGACTCAACAAAAAACTCCATTGCCGGTACTTGAATACCTAGTATATTAGAACCTGTATTTACGGTTATTTCAAAACCTCCGTTATCGTTGTTAATACCACTACCTGTTTTAGTCCATGCTGGAACGCCAGATGATATTTGTTTTGTAATTAAAGATCTATTAAATAAATCAGTAAACGATAATCCTTCATTAGCTAAAGCTATAGGTTGATGCGTATATAGAGCGTCTATAAAATCTTGATCAGTACCTAAATCAAAAACACTTGTATAATCCCTAGGGAACGTGTAATAAAATATCTCTTGAAATATATTTATAGGAGCTCCAGGAGGGTATAAAGAGCTTCCGCTAAAACGATTGTGTATTAAATTAAAATCTATGGTTAACGTGTAACCTTCTTTTAATTCAGCGTTAGACAGGTCTATGTTTATTTTAGAGTTATCTATAGAAAGTATGTTTGAAGAATCTATACTATAAGAATATCCATTTGTTTCTGTTAGATTAAATCTATCAACACTTATAGGTTCACTAATTCCTTTTACATCGTAATCTAAATCTACGTCAACATCGTAACCGTCAACATAGTTTCCGTAGAATACTCTATTACCCATTGTTGTTTGGGCTTTAGATATTATAGGTACGTTATCGTACAGTCTTAGTAGTTCACTCTCTGGTAAAACGGTGTATATTTTTTTGTTGTTAAATAAAACCTCTTCAGAAGTATTGTCAGCCCATCCTTGTTCTTTTTTACTATACTTCTCTATAACATTTACAATGTTAGATGTAGAGTATTTAAAGCACAAGTCGATACCTATAACGTTTTCATTTCCAGTATCGAAAGAAACCTTTATTGTATTAAACAGGTTTTCCATACCTGAGTTTGTGTACGTAGAGTAGTCAATATTAAACGAACCTGGTTCGAATGCTATGTCTGTAAATTTAGATAAAGCACTGTACTCTCCGTCTAAATACTTGTACCTGTAAGAAAAAGACAAAAACTTATCTATTATGTAGTTCTCCTCTCCAGCTACATTAAACAATTGAATATTAGGAGCCCCAGTCGGAGGAGCTACTATAACATTTATATCATCCTCTGTTATTTGATCAGTAGGATTTGGTAAAGGGTATGATCTTTTTACGTTTATTTTTCTAGGAGGATTTAAGTTGTCCGTCCAGAATAACAAATCGTCAATTAAATTAACTCCGTTTATTCTATATTTTTTATCAAAATTTAAAACATTAACAGACTTAACATGGTACTTAAGTGTTTGTGTTCCAACGTTATACGATACAATCATATCAAGAGCAGTTGGATCGGCAATAAACCAATATACAGTCTCGTTGGCACCGTCTTCAAGAGCTCCTATGCATTCTGCATTACTTGTAAGTCCAGGGATAAAAGTTAACTTGGTGTTACCTAAAGCATTCTCAATAGCTCCTATGCTACTTAGCTCTGTTGATCCTATTCTTATATTTAAAGCGTCGATGTATTCACCATCTGGTAAAAGTCTCTCGTCAAAGGACTTGTTCATTTTACCAGAGATAAAAGTTACGGTTTCATTTATACCTATATTTGCCATCTATTTTAACCACTTGTTTTGACCTCTTAGGTTCATTAATAATCTTCCTGGATGCATGTTGCTTATTCTTATCTTAGCGTTTCTTAAAAGGGCTGTTTTGTCTTTCTTAGCTCTGTTTACAACATACTCGTTTATTCCTGTCTTATTATTTAAAAGCGCATACTTAATGTACGCATATATGTATTCTTCAAAAAGCTTGTTCACACTCACTTTAGAGTCATCCCCTCCTTCCATACCGTCTGATATGTATTCTAAAATACAAATTTCATTAGCCATGTCTGAGCTAAAATTTATAACACCGTTAGCCTTGTCTATGTTATATGTAGGGTTAGCGTTTGCAGTCTCTGTATTCAGTCCAAACCTAGCTCCAACCTTGTAATCAAAAACCCAGTTACCGTCAATATTCCATCCATACTTACCGTAGAAAGGACCTCCACCTAGGTAGATTGTTTTGTTTTGCTTTGTAAGCCTATCGTAATCAAGCAGAGAAGTTCCTTCAAGGATGTCTCCGTTCTGATCAAATAAAACATTACAGTTGTTGTCCTGAAGATAACTGTTACTAGACATCACCTGTATATTCTCAGATAGAGGTCTTAGCACACCATTGCTGTAAACAGAAATTCTAGCATAGTTCACATAGTCTGGAGGTAAAATAAATTTCAAGTCATCACAGACGCTCATTTCAAGGACTTTAATTTCCTTCATTGCGTCGTAGTTAATTTCTTGAATACCTCTTTTTGCGTGAAATAAAACGTTGTATTTGCTTACGTTATTTATAAGTTTGTCATTACCAACATACATCAAAATAAAGTTATTGACTATGTCTCCTAACAAAGTGTACTGGTAACTACCCCAGTTTTGATTTTGAGGTGCTACGCCAGAATTTTCGTAGTACTGATATCCGTTTAAATATGCCATATATTATCCTTGTACTTGTTGGTTTTTAGTTTCTTCAGAGTTACCGAAAGAGTTAACATCGGCCTCTCTTATAGATAATCCTGCGAACTGTAATATTTTATCTACTAATAACGGCTCGTCAGTTAATGGAAGCTCAAAATCTTGGTAGTCAGAAGCTGATTGATCAAATAATGGTTCTCCTCCAACAATATTTGTGTAAGTCCATTTAGGGTCTTTAGGGTATCTTATGTACTGTAAAGAGACACCAGAACTTATAGTTGTTGGGTATACTGTAGCTAAGCTATCGTTTAAAACATAGGCAGGATATAATAAACTAGGAGCTGTAAGGTTTGATGAATTAAGATATAGAATCTTATCAGCAGTAACCTTGTCAATCTCTTTATTGTTATATCTTAAGCTGTTTATAAAATAACATTCTGTTGGAATTGTAAAATTCGATGTAGTTGGAACATTAACCAATCCTCCTATTACAGATAATCCTTCTATAACACTTTCAATATTTTTTACAATGTCAGCAAGTCCAGATCCTGATTGTCTAGCGTTTTGCTTAATTATCCATAAATTATACTGGTAAAAGTAGTCTTCAAAAATAGAAAGCTGTGCCTGCTTAGCGAATAAGTTAAAATCCTCTGGCGTAATGTAACCAAAATTATTTTTGTTAGCAGCCGACATTACAGTAGCTCTTACTGAATTAATCATATTAAAAAGTTTTTACAAAGATACTAAAAAAAAAGCACCCTAAAATAGAGTGCTTCTTGTAGTAATGTATAAAATCTTACAGCTTGTTCTCCAGTAATCTTAAAACCTCGATTCCTTCGTCTGACTGTAGGAATGATGTTAAAATAAATAATGGATCCTCACCGAAAGGAACTGTCAATAGTTTTTTCTTATTCTGAGCTAAGTTATAATAGATATCTCTATTGTTATTTCTAAGCGTTAATAAGTTTTGATCTAAAAATTTAGCAGCAGTATTTTGCAACTCTAACATCGGATCGTTTAATACCTCTAAGAACTCCTGAGGACTTCTTTTAGCGTAAATTAAAACATCTCTCTTAAGCTCTGCTGTAGACATAGTGTCAATTTTAGAACCTAATAAAACACGAGCAACAGTCTCTAATTTTTCAACCGTTAAATCTCTTGCTGATAATTGAGCGTCTAACTCATAGTTTAATTTTTCAATTTCAGTAGAAGCATCTCTTTCTGTGTTTACTTCTTCAAATATTGTTCCGTTCCCGGGATGGTAACTTAAGAACTCTTGTAATACAGGATTGTTTCTTGGAACACTTAATGCTCCATCAACAAATACAATAGGCTCTAAAATTAGATTACCATCTTGCATGTCTTCAAAAGGACTTTTTTGATTTTTAGCGTATCTTAACGCTCTGTTTGTTTGTTTTGCTTCATCAAAATAAAATAGGTTTGATCTGTTTGTATTTTTAGATGGTAGCATGTAGCTCAAGGGTTTGAACTTTCTTTTTAAGACATAGATTCTGTCTTCTGAAACTTTTACTGAGTTTTTCATTTAATGTGATTTAATTTATTTAACTTAAAAAATAACTTAGGGTGACGACTTGCCACCCTAAGTATTTTATTTAATCCTAGTTTTCGAACAACACGAAGTTGTTAGCACCTAAAGTACATAAAGCTCTTTCTGATAAGAAATGAACTTCCATTGCATCTAAGCTTGAAGTAGAAGCTCCTCCAGCAGATCCAGTGATCCACGTTTTGTAACGTCTGTCTTCAGTTTCAGAAGCACGGTATCTTACGTGTAAGAATGGTCTCTTAGCGTTTTTACCTAATACTTGGTCGTAAACAGTTGTAGAACCAGCAGGAACTAAAACTCCATTTACAGCACCACCTACAACACCACCACGAGTAGTAGCATCGTTTAAGTATTTCCAGTCAGTTTTGTAGAAGTCGTAACCTCTTCTGAATCCTGTAAATCCTAAGTTTAACGCCATATCTTTATCATTGTCGAATAAACCGTATGAAGTACCACCAGCTCCGTAAGAGTTTTGAGCAGCTAACATATCGTCCATGTCGAATGAGAATTGACGGTTAACAAATAATGCATTCTCTTGAATAGCACCTTGCTTGTCTAATCTTTGGATAATTGAATCGAAATCAGCTAAAGTAGTTGGGTTACCACCAGCATAAACGTTACCTCTTTGTCCTACAACATAGAATAAACCTTCAGATCCTTTGTTACCAACGTAACCTGATGTAGCAGCAGCTCCTGAGTTAGCCTCAGCTGGAACAGCTTCAATCATAGACATTTCTAAGTAGTCTTCGAAACGTAAACGAGTTTCGTGCTCAGCTTTGATGTACCATAAGTAACCTGTTGCTCCATTTTCAGTTGTAACTTCAACCCATCCAATTTGTGCCATTTCAGAACCTGAAACTGCGTATTTATCTTTGATGATAATTGGAGAGTTCTCGAAGATGAAGTCTGATGGCTCAACTGATTCTACCATTCCTTCAGTTCCTTTTTTGAACTCAGAACCGTAAACGAAAGATGTGAATACTTTACCAGCACCTGCAACACCAATACCACCTGCTTCGTAGAAAGCAACTGTAAAAGTAGCAGCAGCGTAATTTACAGCAGTAATAATTGCTTTGTTAGAAACTGTAGAAGCGTTATCAGAAACAAATACGGTTTGACCGATTCTGAATGCGATTTGTCCACTACTTGCAGTAGTAGCTCCCGGTACTAAAGTATCGTTAACTGTAAACGTAGCCGTGTCATCACCTAAAGCAGCTGTAGTTGTACAGTTGATGTATTTAGTATGTAAACGTCCTTGTTCTGCCCATTTGATAAGGTCAGAGTTAGATGGCATTTCAGCTCCAACTGCTCTTAAGAAAGAAGCGATTGTTCTGTTACCATATCTTTCAAATTCTTTTTCATATGTATCAGGTAAGTACTGATTTAAGAAATCGAAATTTGTAATGTAATTTGATGCAAGAGTTTTTTTCTCTGTACTTGGTTGCAGGTTAAACCCTGGAACCGATTGTAAGCTACCAGCCATTTTGAATTGTTTTTAGTTTCTAATTGTTTTTTAAACTTCTAATTTTAAGTCCTGAAGAACTCTCTGAGCTTACTGCTTTAATTTGAAAATCATTGTTCGTATATGACTGAGGAGAATTTCTCGTCTGCATATCAATGTTCTTCATCTTCATGTCTGAACCTTTTAGAGCATCTGACTTTCCTTGTTCATAGAAAAATTTAGCCATCTTCTCTGGGTTCATAGCAGCAGAAAGAGATCTATGCCATCCAGCAGCGTCTTTAATCAAACCATCCTCACCGATAAACTTTAAAACAAAGTTGTCAAGGTTTGACTGGGCTGATTTTAATTCATTCGCATCTCCAGGCGAGAACGTAATCGATTTATCGCCAACGTTGAACTCAAAACCTTTGAACTCATTGCCGAAAACTTCCTCCGTTTTCTGTTGAAAATACTGAGATTTTCTTTGACTTTCCTGCTGAGAAGTCTGTGCCTCTTGGACGTATTTCTTGTAAGCCTCGTAGCTTTCTTTTTCTTCATCAGAAACTAAACCTCCCCTTGACTCAAGAGGTGTTCTGTATTGTTCCTTTAAAGAATCTAAATGCTTCTTAGCTTTAGCAAGCTCTTTTTTCTTAGCCATTTCCTTCTTCTTGATATCTCTTTCGTCATCAAGATCTTCGTCATAACCAAACTTATCCTCAATCATATACTTGATATCATCCTCGTCTAAGTCTTCTTCGGTTTGAGCGTAGTACTCTGCTAATATTGATTCTGGATCTGATTCATCGTATCCTTTATTTAACTTAATAAAGTCATCGATTCCTCTTCCAGTTTCTTTTTTATACTTCAAGAATGCTGAAACATCCTCTGGTAAATCTTCACTAGTTGTTCTTTGTTCGAACAAATCCTCTAATGAGTTTACGTCTTTATTGTACCTATTCTTAATATATGAAAGAACGTCTTCGTCTTTTAATTCTAATGATTGAGCTTCATTAACAGGAGTATCGTCCTTGGTCTCATCTTCATTATCACGAACCGTTTGTTGGTTCATTTTTTCTTCGTGCTTCTGTAGCAATTCATTTTCAACCTCTTGAACTGATTTTTGTTCAGCTACACCAAGGTCTTTTACAATAAAATTTTCCATTTGATTTAATTTTTGCAAAGTTATTAATAAAATTTATACGGTTTTTAAGCGTTATCTAGGCTCAAACTCAGCTAAATCAAATGCATCAAGCGAATCCTCATTGCTCTCAAAATTAACTGGAGGTAGGTTATTCTTTCTTTGCTCTATCAATTTAGACTGCTGCGTATTTTGTATGCTTATTCTTTTATCCTTAGCCGCTTCCTTCTTGTCCTCCTTAGACATCTGAAGCTCAGTGTCTATTCCTCTTAACTGCATATTTAATTGGAACTCCTTGTCCATTAATTGAGTCTTAAGCTCGGCTTCGTTTTTAAGCTTCTCTATCTCGAAAGCTATTTCAGCTTGCTTGATTTGTATCTTAGACTGAGTCTCCGCTTGAATCTTCTGCATAGCTGTCTGAGCTGCCATCTGTTGAGACTGCATGTTTATCTCTGACTGCTGTTGAGCTTGCATCATTTGGTTCTTCTGGTCGTTCTCTTGCTTCTTCTTTCTCTTAAGTTTTAAGATTTGATTAGCAAGCTTAAGGTTTCTTACCTCACGAATATCGATAGCGTCCTCAAGGTTTATATCTCCCTTAGACAATGCCATTTGAATATTAGCCTCCAACTGCGCCTTCTCTTCAACATCCGGTGTAACCTCTATAAATATACCAAAGTCATAAATATATAGGTCCTTAATTTCATCAAGTATACCTACATTATATTTACCTATTTGTAAAATAAACTCATCCTTAAAATCTGAGTACTCAAGAATATCAGCTACCCTGTAAGAAACAGCCTCTGCTAAAGATCTTGTTATATGTAAACTTCCTTCTAGTATGTGTCTTGTAGCTGTGTTTGAATTAGCTGACGCTAACTTCTGAAGGCCTACTAAGCTATTAGGATCTGGCATAGAACCATCTCTAGCTTCGTTTAATCCTGTTACATCTCTAAGCATGCTTAGGTAATGATTGTAACCTCCGATTAAACTATTTATTTTAGCCTGACCGCTGTTTGTGTTTAATTCTTGAATAGGAACCCTTGCATTATTAAACTCACCGTCACCAGTATAACTACGTCCGATAACAGAACCCGTTTGAAAGTAAAGTCTTAACGCGTCCTCTGGATTGTAAGCCGCTCCCGTACCTAAGTCTACCTCATTAATACCATCTGCATCAATAAATACCCCATCAGGAACAACCCTTTGAATTACTTGTTGTAGTTTTAAGTGAGTCATCTGAATTAAATCAGCAAAAGGAATCATTCTTCTTACTAAAGATTCAACCTTTCCTTTGTATAATTTAGGAGCAACAGCAATATAGTTAGGTATAGCATACTGAGAAGCTGATTTAGGTCTAACCATATTCTTAGAAAGCTTCCACTTTAAAAGTATATTAGTACCCATAACCATAACACCGTCATACCATACGTCAATAGTTTTTTCAACCTTCTCAAAGTTTCTATCCTTCATCATATCCTCTGTAGGATTGAAGGTGTCGTCTTTCTCTATTAAGGTTTCTGTTCCGTCTTCTTTTATTTTTTTCTTGTATACAATCTTCTTTGTAGACTTGTAGTTGAAGTACATTAATGTAGCTGTGTCTTGATAAAACAAGCTATTGGCATACATCTGAGCTGAGTTGTAGTAATCAAACCAAGCTTTACTATACTTAGATATTTCCTCTAAGTCAGCGTTTGTAAGCGTAGGGTCTATTTTAGGTAACTCAGTAATAGGTACTGTTTTAATTTCTCCCCAGTAGAAGCAGTCTCTAAATTTAGGATCCTCAGTGTAAGAGTAAACAACATTAGCTGGATCCACGTAATCTAATTTAACACCAGCTCCTGGAAGGAATTGATGCTTAGCCATACCTATACCTAGAGTAACAATATCGTAGTCTACCTGTTTTTTTATGTCGTAGTATCTATTTTGCTCTAGGATAGTATTTATAGCTTCTTCCTCAGCGATCTCAATGGCAGGCTTGTAATTCATTTGCATGAATAACGAAAGCTCCTCTGATGTCTCTGGTAAATCATCTGGTTTTGTTTCGAAGGCATCAATACCAAAGTCGTTCTTAACTTGAAGTAACAACTCTTTTGACACCATGTCAGCTTGTACTGACTCTTGGAATTTAGATCTGTTCTCTGTAGACATTGCGTCCTGAGCGAAAGCTTTAATAGTAAAAAGCCTGTCGTTCATACCGTTCACAACTATATCTAAAAACTTAGGTATAATAGGAACAGGAGTCCAGTCTATATTAAGATGAGAAAGATCCCCATCTATTGATAGCTCGTTTTTATACTTTTGAATAGATTGCTCTCCTCTTGCGTATAGTCTTAATCTATGGTAATCTGACCATTGATTATAGAAACGACAAGAACGTCCGTCTTTTCTAAACCACTCGTATTGAATGCTTTGGCCAATTTTTAATCCGTATTCGTAAGACTCTTTTTCTTTGTCTGTTGCGAACTGATTAGGAAAACCTATTTGATTAATTGATATTTGTACGTCTTTCATCTACTTTTCTAATTCACTATAAAAACCTGTGTTTTTGTATCTTGCAAAGTTAATACTTATTTTTGATTCTTTTTTAACTGGAGTATACAAGTGTTTTTGTGTAGCCATAATCGCTAAACCTGAGCTAATGGCGGCATCAAACTTTGTTCTATTGTTTATATCAAACTTAGCCCAATCCTCAAGTGTTCTAGTAAAATACATTGAACCCATTTCATCAGGGTCTCTATACGTAGCTTCAAGATCTAGTCCAACGTGTTTTTCTATGTATGTCTCAATAGAAGACGCGTGAGCTTGTTTTATATCCTCAGACGAGTTAGGCATCCCTCCAAGTTCTCTTTCTGTCTTAGATAGCTTAGAATAGTGTTTATCCGGTCTGTTCATTGAATACTGTCTGAATCCGTTATTCTTTATGTGGTAAAGAAGCCTTTGCTTATTGTTCTCAACAAGAACAGGCATTCCGTAAAATATGCAAGCCATAAGAACGTCGTCAAAGAATATCTCAGCTGTTTGCGGCCTTGATATATACTCCAAAAAGAATTGATTTGTAGGAGCTTCCTCCATGTGAAACTTAGTAATTCCGTGAAGAGATCCGTTAGACCCTCTTCCGTCAACCGTTCCTGATATATCGTAAGGGTCACATCCAAAAGCCCCTAGGTGTTCGTTGCCAGGGAATTTAACCCCGTTACGAATTTCTACCCTGTTTTGCAGGTGCTTAGGAGGTATCCAACTAACCAAGAACCTACCTCTAGGGTCTGGAGTCCAAACAACTTTGCCGTTCTTAACACCGTCCATCCAGTGGAAAGAACCTTTAGTAAGTACCCTTTCTTTTATTAACGAGTCATTGTAGTCTATCTGCTGGTAAATCTTTGTAAGGTTGAATAAAGATGATTTACTCTCATCCCTAAACGCGTGAGACTCTGTTCTTGGGAACTGTCTATAGAACTCGTTTAATGAGTCTGGATGATTTTTTAACGAGTCAACCTCATTATTCCAGAAGTCTATAGCGCCTATCTTTATCATGGCTCCGTCTATACCTAAAATTGGTTTTTCTGGAGTTTCAAAAACAGGCATGCCGTATCTATCTATATATCCCTCAAAGTTCCACTCCATAGGTATAAATAAATTATAAAGCCCAGATCTTGTTTGTCCGTTTGAGTTTCTAGTAGAAACACTAGAGTCTTCGTAAAGAGATTTAAAGTTACCTCCTCCTTTTTCTAATGCATTAGACGTTGAGCCCATCATGCACTTACCAATAATCTTAGACCCTAAGCGCAAGCATGTTTTTGTAACACGCCAGTTATTTAGAATATTATCAGGCTTTGTCCATTTACCTGACTCATCATGAATAAGAAGCTTCAGCTTCTCCCCATCGTACGAGTTGTCACCGGTATTCTTCCAGTCAATAGAGGTATCAAGACCTTCAATGTCGTCTTGATTCTCGTCGTACATATTCTTCTTCGTGATCTTAGACGCAGGCATCCTATAAGCAAGCTCGGTCTTAGGTTTGTCCATACCGTCCTGAATAGGCTTGAAGAAGAAGGGGTAGTTGCTTGAAATAGGAACCACCTTATCTGTAAACATAGTCTTGGCATCACTACCTGTTTTTGACAGAATACCTATCCTTGCGTTCTTTGTAATCGAACCTGTATTTACACCCTCTGAGGATCCCATAAAAGAAAACCCAGAACGTCTAATTTTTAGGTATATCATACCAAAACATCTAGGATCTGCCTTGCAAGCCTCCCAGAATATCCAAAATATTCTATTAGCCTCACGGTAATCTGGTAAACCTACGTCAATCTTTGTCCACTGAAGGTACATGTAGTTTGACCCCGTGATGTACGTAGGAACCCCATTGTTCATAAACCAGAATCCGGCCTCTCTTCTATCAAACTCGGCCTCTATGTAGTCGACCCAGTTTGATTTAAAGTCCTTAGGCATTGTGTGCCACTGGAATATACTCTTAATTCTTTGTAATTCCTTTGGGTATTCAAAAGGCTCCCAGTATTGTTGGTCCTGCTTTTTATCTCTTTTATGAACTAAATCAGGGACAGCTGGAAGTCCTATGCATAAACCGTTTACGTTATACACTTCCCCTAGCGTCCCGTCTTTTGATATTATAACAATGTTATACTTCTCATCGTAACCATATACCCAAGATTTTTTGTTGTTTCTATTTTTAACAACGTTCTTGTCTATATGGTCTGTTACTACGGAGTATAATTTACTTTGATCTTCGTTCTGCAAATCCGCCTTTTTCTTCATTCTTTGAACTTGGTTTGTGGTCGCCAGTTAACAATTCTTTTTCCTGCTCTATTCTGGACAGTATTGTGAAAGCATCTTCCACTGCTAATCTTTTTGTTGAGGCAGCATTTTTTAATTTATCAGATGAAAGATCATTGTCCTCTCCTCTTATTATTGTATCTTCTGCTATTTTTATAAGTTCTTCAACGGCTTTATATCCAGCATCTATTATTTTATACTTTAATTCTTTAGATTTATCCATTATACATAAATTAAATTACTAGTATTTTTTCTACTTCCGTTTAGCCAACATTTTAAAGTGCTATATTTTATATTTAAAAACTCAGCTGCTTCTTTTGCGTTTTTATAATATATTCCGTTTTGAGTATCTAAAACTATTTTTGAATGAAATTCAGCTACGGCTATTCCTATATGAGGATCTCTTTTTCTACCTCTTAATTTATCTGCTATCCTATTTACAACTTCTCTATCTGTTACAAAACCTAATCTAGCTTTAGACATTTTTTCTTTAGATTCTTGAGAGTGTTTTTTACCGTACGCAGGGTTTTTATCTCCTTTAATACCATACATATGATGATTTACTCCTGATTTAGATTTAGATAATTTTTCTCTTGATTCTTTAGTCCATACTTTTTTTCTAGAATTTTCTGCTATCTTTAGCCTTGTAGACAAACAAGGATTCAAGCTTCCATCACCTCCATCTGTCATATTAACTAAAGTGCCATTATTTAAATTTTTTCTTCCGTATAATTTTATAAATTCCTTTTCCTTTTCTTTAGCTTTTTCCCAAGATAAATTATCAAATATTATTTCTACTTCGTATTCGCTTTTTTTAACTATTTTATTCCAAAAAACAGATCTTCTCTTGCCTGATTCATAAGGTCTATTTTTTTGTTTTGCAATTCCTATATAAAACACTTCGTTTTTATCTAACCTAACATGTCTATAAACAATACAGTTATTTTCTTCATTTGTCGTCATAACTTAATTTTAATGTTGCTAGTAAACATCCTGTACATCTTCTCGTCGTTTATATAGAAAGGGTACTCGCTATCTGGTTCAAAAGCAACCTCATCCCCTACCTTTAATCCTAAATCTAACAACTCGTCGTTTATATATCTTATCTTGCCTAACAAAGGTTCCTCTGTCCCTGGTTTTGCTAAGTAGTAATCCTTCAGCTCTACCGGCTCTATGAAGCAGTACTTCGAGTAGCACTTCCAGTCTTTGTCGTTGAAGAACATGAAGAACTGATCGTCCTCCACAAAGAACATATCGTCCTTAAAGTGGTTGTGGCTGCTTTGCTGCCTACCCCTCATGTCGTAGTAGTACTTGAACACGTTATGATGAACAAGTAATATATACCCTGGTTTTATCTCTCCATCGTATCCTAATGGTGTGGAAATAACCTCAGCAAATCTATTAGAAGCCATGTGGTCCTCTTGAGATGTGCTTGTTATGAAGTTTATGTCACCTATGGATTTGATGTTATCGTATCGCCTTCCTTTTAAAGGTTTTACAATAAATGAAAATGGTGATCTCATTCAAAGTTTATGTTGTACTCGATTGATATCGGCATGTTTGAATTGAAGCTCTTCCATAAGTATTGCTCATTGCTTTTCTCAATGTATATACTAACAGAGTCGTCTTGCTCAAGCCTGATGTGACATATGTTATACGTCTTGTCAAGCACAGGCTGACCTATAAGGTAATGCATTGCATTGTTCTTATAGTCAGCCCCTACTGATATTTTTCTAATGTCCACCATCTGTTTTCGGTTCTGTAATCTCTCCGGTTTGAAGATTGATTTCAACATTACCAAACTCATCCTCTAACTCCTTTTTAAATTCGTTAAATGTTTGTTGGTTCTGTCCGATGTCGTTAATTATTTGAGCCTTCTTAGATTCGTACTGAAGCTGAAGATCTCCTAAAACTGATGATGCGTTAATCATGAATTGATTAAACTCTTGAAGTTTCTGTAACTGCGATTCTGAAATTTTGTTTTCCATTTTATTAAATTTTTTACAAATATACGATTTTTTATTTATTATTGAAAGGCGGAGGTAGCATTACTGTAACTGGATTTACTTCTAAATCAATTTGAGCGTCTAAATTTTTCTGCATTGCAGGAACATCTAAAGCAGCTTCCATCCAGCCAATTGTCATTTCCTCTGTGATTTGATCATAAGGAACAAATGTTGCACGGTCAGGAAAACCTACTCCTGTTGCACCATACACTTCAGCAAAGTATTCTTTACCTTCATTTTCTCTCGTAGCATTGTATCTCCAATTTACAGTATACACTACATCTGCTAGTCCATCTTTATCAACGTAACATTCCATTGGTCCAAATACCCATTTAAAAATTGTCATATTTTATTTTTTAATGTTTCTATTTCTGCTTTTAATTCTTGTACTGCTTGTATTAGTATTGGTACTAATGTTGAATAATCAACTCCCTGCATTCTTTCACCATCTTTTTCGCCAAACGCAGCTTGAGGCACTACTTTTTGTAATTCGTGAGCCATAACTCCAAAAGACCGTTTATCTTGATCTTTCCATTTATAGTCATAAACGTTTATTTTAGAAATTAAATCCAAACCATTAAAAGATTTTAAGTCTTCTTTTAACCTATAATCTGAAACGCTTACTAAAAACACACCTGTGGCATCTTGAAAAATATATCCAGTCTGTATACCGGTACTTGATGTAAAATGAATCGGAATAGAAGCAACCGCTGTTGATCTGAAATTTATACCAAATGCACTTAATCCGTCAAAAAGAATTTGCAATTTTGCACTTGTTCCGTAAATTGGTGCATTAGTTCCTATATAAACACCACCACCACTTGGTTGTAATGCTAAATTATAAACAGCCGAATTAGCATCATTTCTTTGAACTTGATGCCAAACGTCTCCATTAGAGGAAACACCTGAATATAAGCCATAAAGTCCATTATTAGATAAAAGAGCCTGTGAACCAACTACTCCTGATCCTAAAGTTGGGCCGGAGCTAAACCCTCCTCCTGAATTTACAAATTTAACACCCGGTGTTGTAGTGCCAATTCCTACATTACCCAAGTTTAAAAAATTAACGTTACCAGTTGTGTTCGTAGCTACACCAGAAATTTCTAAGTTATTACCGTTAGGAGTTATTCCCCAAGTTGGAACGACGCTGCTGCCACCTCCCATATATAACGAGTTATTACCTTCTATTTTCACAACACCGTTTACATTAAGTTTAGCGCCTGGTAATGCGATTCCAATACCTACATTTGTTCCATTATCAAATATTTGACTGTCTCCTAATGAGTTTGCCCCAGTAAATTTAGAAACATAATTTGTTGTACCACTCGCATTAGCAGGTGTGAATCCTAACCAACCCGCAATTGTTTTGTTAACCCATAATGTACCATTATACCCTAATATATCTCCATTTATAGGCACTGTTGTTTTTAAGTCAACATCGTGGATTTCATTAAGTTCAAATCCGTTTTGTACTGTTATAAATATCTCACCATTACTAGCATTAACTCTAGTAACTACACCAATGAAAACTAAATGCGCTGGAGCATAAGGCTTGTTGGTTAATCCATAAATAAGATTACCATTTGTACCTAACCATACTGGATCGCCTACTACAGCTCCAATTGTATTAAGCCCAGATAATCTACCTATCTGTACAACGTCAGCCTTACCATTGATAGCGACTGTTGCATTAAGTAAACCTAAAGTTTTTGATGAGGTAGGTTCAGATGTGTTAGATGCCAATCCTACAATTATATTTGTTCCGTCAGCTCCTGTTACATATACAGCCTGCCCTTTGTTTATAGCTACACCTGCCTTAACTTCATTCTGAACGTCTCTAGCAACCGTATTTAATGTGGGCGTCACCCAGCTAACATTGCCACTAGTTGAAGATAGTATTTGCCCAGAAGCACCAAGAGCACCTGAAGAATCCTTCAGGCCCGCTTTTACTTCTATGTCGCTTAAAAACTTTACAGACATATATTATTTTTTAATTATAATTCTATATTGATTTGTTGTTGGAGCCGCAGCAAAAGTAACGGTAACTACGTTCGCACTTGTTCTAGCAACATCCGTATAGACTGTGTCTCCTGTAGACGTCTCTACAACTTGAACAATAACGTCTAGCGTATTTAAGTTATGCGTTACAGCAAATGATAACGAACTCCCATTACCGACATTGGCAGCATAACCCCCAACAGCTGTATCGAAGAATGTTTTTAATTTTAAAGGCGTAACGATAGTTGTGTCGTTAGTACCTGCGTTTGTTTCTGCTTGAGTAGCTAACTCTGCAATACCTGCAACAGTCTCTGTAGCTTGATCAACATTAGTTTGAAGTATTATCCAATCAGTTGTTGTGTTTACGTCTGGATTATTAATAGAAGCAATTAAAACATCACCAACCTTTAATATAGCTCCGTTTACAGTACCGTTACTTGTAACGTACCAGTAATCACCTTTCTTAGTACCTCCAGCAGCTGTAGGGAACTCAGTAGCTGATCCGGCAGCAAAACCTCCTTCAAGGTTTCCTAAACCTGCAACAGTAGCATCTACGTAAGTCTTAACAGCGTTCTCTGTTGTTAATTTTACTGAAGAGTTACCTGTGATTGAGTCGGTCCAAGCGGCAGTAGCTAGCTTAGCAAATGTAACCCCTAAGTCTTTAATTCTTATAGAGTTAGTAGAGATCTCAATTGTAGAGTTGTCCACAACAACCTGAAGCGTTACGGCACCACCTGAAGCGCCGCCTGATAATGCAGATCCGCTTGGTGTTAGTACAGCTGTTACGTCTCCGAATGTTTCCCAAGACGTTCCGTTGTAGTAATAAAGTATATTATCAACAAGGTTATAGTATACCTGACCTTCTGTTGGTGTTGATGGAGCTGAACTCCTTGGATCTACAACAAGATTTATAATGCTTGTCCCGTTGGACATATTAATGTCTGTTAAAAACTTTTGTGCCATTTTATATTAGTTTAAGTAAGCTTCTCCTTTTATGGGTTGAGCAAATATTAATGTTAATTGATTGCTTGTATTATACACTATATCTCCATTAACAACATCTCCATCAAGGTCTATTATTGTTACAGAAGGTCTAAATCCTAAGTTATGAGTGATCACCCATGCGTTACTGTTTGTTGATTGTATGTGCCTGTAAGACTGAGCAAACTCAATAGGTATAACATCTTCGTTTTCTTTTATTAAATCTATAATATACTTATCTCCAGTGGTTACTGTAGCTCCTATTATTTCAGACCCGTCTGTTATGCTGTCAACTACAAATGAAAACACGTAGTCAGTAGACTTTGTTAAACCTCCGTTACCCTGAATAAACTCAAGTGTTACTACAAAAAATTCTGTATCAGGTATATACTCATCTACTGATATTACCTTATAAAAACCGAATGTGTTTATATCCCTAGTCTTAGAAATAACAATCTTTGACTGCTCAAAAAATTCTATGAAATTAGGTACAAGTGCTCCTGCTGTGTTTTTATTACTTAGTATAAATGTAGTTATACTAGAAAAAGGAACTTGATTTCCTTGTTGAGGTTCAAAAGTAATAGAACCAAAAGGTCTTTCTTCACCAACATCAAGAACAACATACTGAAACCTTACATTTAACCCGGTATCAATAACCTGATTATCGTTAAAGTACTTAGCAAGTTTGTCAGGCGTAAAGTTTTTTGTAGCGTTGTAGAACTGAGAATCAGATCCTATCCATTTGTCAGAACCAGTTACGACAGTGTCTACAGCGTATTGACTTATTTTTGTCATCTATCTTGTTATTAGTAAAATTCCCGTTATTCCTAAAGACAACAAAGATACAACTTTTAAAAATTTATTTTTTGACTTTTCCTTCGCTATTGTTTTTACGTTATTTTCTATAATCGAATTTAGATTGTTTACCTGTAAGTTTTTCTGGTTATAAGCGCTTAATAGTTCTTCATTAGACTTTTTAAGAATTACAATCCTTTGCCTTGACAAGCTATCCATTTTTACAAGCGTTTTAACCTCAAGCTTTAAGAAGTCCTTCTGAATTAATTCTGTTATGATTTTGCTAGACTGTAAGCTATCTAGTATTACCACCTTCTTTTGTGCGTTCATCGAAGTAACGCTGCATATCAGAAACAGTATACTTGTCAATAATCTTAATTTTTTCATTGTATTTTATTTTAATGATTGATTTAATACTATCTAGGCTATCATACTTCGTCTCTAAGACACTATCCTTGCTTTTTAGAGCGTTGTATTTACTAATGTAGTATTGAGCCTTTAAATCGTTTGATTTAGCTTCGTTTAAAAGCTTCTCGTTTTTTACTTCTAAAGAACTTGTTCTTGATATCAGTAAAATAAAAAGTACCGCTATAGCTATGTATGGCAAGTACTTCTTAGTGTTTAATATGTTAATTTGCATGTCTATTCTTTTATTTCAAAGTGCATATAATCATATCCTTTTTCTCTACCTAAAGATATAAAACCGTGTTTATAAAATATGTCAATCATTTTTTTATACTCTGGCCTTGCAAATCTTGCGGTTTTGCTTGTCTCTTTTAACTGGTTTCTTGCCGGATCAAGATCTAATGAAATTCCCCATGAATGAGTCGACCAATCGTCTCCTCCTCTCATTTTTCTGAAGTTAAAACACCCTCCAAAAAGATCTATGCCTAACTCTTTTATTTTTTCGTAACCGTACTCCCTGTGTATTTCGTTAAATACAGCTAAGAACCTACCAGAAACTAGCTTATGACATCTCATTTTTGTAACAACTGTCTCTGTATCCCAAGCTAAACGCATTGGATAAGGCAGTAGTATTGTAACTAAGTATCCTTCTCCTGTTACATTTGGCTTCCCGTACTTAGATATTATCTGCCTTGTTGTCATTTTATATCTTCTATATCAGATCTAACCTCCTTAGCTCTATTTAAAGCCTTCTTAAGCATGCTCCATATATCTATTTTCAAAGCCTCTTCTATATTCTCCTTAATACTAACTAGTTCTATGAAAATTAATACAATAGCTACAAGTTTTGTAAACATAAATTGAATAGTAAAGTGCTGAGTAACGAACTCGTTAAGTAAAAATTTATCAATAACGTAAAGAAGTATTATTGTTATTTGATACAACAACATTTTCGATATTATATGTGATAACTTTCTAGATCTAATTGACTTCCATCCGTTTATTTTTACGCTTTTAAATATCCCTGTAAATGTATCCAGTATAATACCGAAAGCCACAGCAATAAGAAGCCCGTGTATAGGAGCAAAAAATAATAATAACCCTGTTGCTATATAGTTCAAATACGACTTCATAATTATACTACCAAAGAGCTACTATATTCGTAACATCTGTTCCAGTATCGAACACTCTTAATACCTGCAATGGTATTACAAAGCCTGCTGCTGGAGCTACTAAAGTAACAATGTCTTTGTCGGCTGTTAAAACCTTTAACGTCTTTGCTGCTCCAGATGTACCAACATATAAAACGCACGGCTCTGTTCTTACGTCAACCGTACTGAAAATTTTATACTCATCACCAATTGTAAATAAAGAAGAGTTAGCGACCTTTAATTCGTCAGCAGCTACAATTTCAGTTACGTAAGAAATTTCGTTTGTTGTTAAATTATAAATTGTGTCGTTTACTTTTACAGATTTAGTGAAATCTTTTGTTGAATCTATGATTTTATCATCAGCAGATTCATTAACGCCTACAGCAGCAACTGCTGATGGGCTTGGGATATTTATGTCATCGCTTGGTATAACATTTATCGCTCTTCCTTGTTGTAATTTTTGATACGCCATGGTTTAATTTCTTTTTTTGTAAATTATCTGATTTATTAATAGCCCTGGGTTATTTAACGCAGACTTTCTTTTACTGCAACCGCAGTCTTTACCTGTTTTTTTAGCTAAGTAATCAACCGCTTTTTTTACACCAGTGGCTTTAGTTACTCTTTCTATATCGTCTCCTAGCATAGCTACTTCTTTTTTATTTTTCCAACATTACCCTTTAAGAACTTCATCTTTCCATCTAAAGACTTCTTAGATTCGTACTCCTTGGCTTTTTTAATTACTTTCTTCATTAGTATTTACCTTTACGACTAGTTGGACTTGATGTTTTTCTTCCTCCTGCTGACCAAAGCTCTGTGCAAGCTAAATGCCTAGCTGTTCCTGGTGACGCTGTAGAGCACTTGTGACGAGCCTTGAATGATTTACGAGCTGCATCTGAGTAGTTGTTACCGTAACCCTTAGCTCCTGCATGAACAAGCTTTTCCTTGCCGTTATCGCAGTACAGCTTCATGATTTTTTTACCAGGGCGCGTTGATGGTTTTACCTCACCACATTTCATCTTGCTCTTTACGCTCATTTTTTACCTCCTCTAGCTCTTCTGTCTCCAGGCATAGCTGTTTTAGAACCTCTGTTTATAGAAGCCTTCTTCATTACTATACCTCTTTTTGTGTGACTAGCATCAAGGCCATCTCCGTTTCCGTAAGTACCTCTCTGTCTGTTCACCTTATTAAGCTCAACCCTTTTTTTTACTTCGCGGTCTTGCTTGTTGTATTCACGCTGGTAATCCAGACGCTTTTTTCTAGCGTCTGGATTGTTCGCGTAATATTTTGCGGTTCTACCTGGCATACTATACTACAGCAGTAATAGGCATTGATACCCAAGTGTTTCCTGTTACTTTAACGTATACTAAACCACCGCCTGTAATGTCTTTGCAGTAAACCTTAAATCCTACAGGATAATTTATAGGACCAGATGTAGGGTAAGCTGTATTTAATGCAGATGCAGTTAATGCAGATGTAGTGTTGTTTGTAGTTGCTTCGTTTATAGAGTAGGCACTTGCTGCACTTAATGGGGTACCATTAAAATTAGGAAATGCTCCAACAATAGGCTCAGCAATCCAGTTTTCTCCATAGTATCTTGTAAATCTAACTGTAGAATAAGCTAACATGCCATATCCAGAACCGTAAGAATTGTTTGACGTGTAAGATATGTTACCTCCTGTAGCTGCTTGAATTGTAACTGTTGCACTTTGAGCATAAACAATAACCTCGTTTATATTACTAGCAACAACAGCCCCACTTGCAGGTAACGCATAATATCCTGTAGATATAGCGTTTACTCTAGTTCCATTGATAACTCTTGGGGCTAAAGCAGTAGGTCCTCCTGATAAACTATATAATGTTCTGTTTTCTTTGCTTGTTACAACATAGTCAAGAATCCAGAAGCCGCTGTCAATAAGGGTGAACTTTAAAATCTCACCGTTAGATATCTTAACAGTAGTAGCACTTAAATCAGATCCTGGGTTAATGTTGTTGTTTATAATTTTATAACCATTGTCAAATGTTCTTACATTGAAAGTACCGCTTGAAAAACAAGCTACAGTTACCTCTTTACCAATTGGTAAGCCGGTTGTACTTGGTAAGTAAGCAAATCCTCCATCTGAGTTACCGTTTGTAGGTATCTTGTTTATATCGTAAGACAATGTGTTTATTGCACTAAATCCAAATATAACTTCTCCTATTGTTTTAGCAGGCACAACACCAGCTGCTCCTTGAGGCCCTTCTGGTCCTTGAGCACCTGTTGGTCCGGCAACACCTTGAATGCCTTGAATACCTTGTGCACCTGTAGCTCCGATAGGCCCTTCTGGTCCTGTTGCACCTGTAGGTCCAGCAACACCTTGAATACCTTGAATACCTTCAGGTCCTGTAGGTCCTTGAGCACCTGTTGGTCCAGCAACACCTTGAATACCTTGCGCCCCTTGAGAAGCTAATAAAGCCCAGTGAGTTGCGTCTACATCTGGAGCGTCTGTTCCGCTTGTAGCTAAAATACAAAACCATGAAGCCCCATCATATCCAACCGCGTCATCCTCAACGTATGACGTACCAGATACCCATGCTCCTTGCCATTCTAACCCTGCTGGTCCAACTGGTCCAACTGGTCCTGCTGGTCCTTGAACACCTTGAGGTCCTGCTGGTCCTGGTCCAATAGTGGTTATAATATCCTGGAATGTGTAAGGTTGAGTCTCAGCGTTTAATGCTGCTGATTTTTTTTCTGTAAGATCCACACTCTCGGATATACCGATGAAACGCGTGGTTAAAGGTACGTTTGCCATTATTTTTTAGTTGTTTTAATCATTACTTTTTTAGTGATTGACTTACTAGCCATTGGCTTCTTATCAGCCATTTTCATTTTTGTTTTACAAGCTTTCATATCTATTTTTTAAATTTTATACTACTTTATCTCTAACGTCTAAAGCCCAAGACTGAGCGTCTGTGCAAGTGTAAACGTATACTTTATTTACTAAAACAGATCCCTCAAGCGACGAGCAAATTACTTGCGTTCCAATAACCGCATTAGGATAAGAAAAATTTAACGCAGAAGCTGAAAGAGGAATTGGGGTAAGGTTTTTAAATATCAAAGAATTTGTTATGTAAGCCTTTAAGCTTCCAATAGGAAAATTCTTAGTTACATCTCCAGGAGTTTCCTTGTCTGTACCCAATAAAATATCGTCGTCTTCTATGTTAGTATCATTTGGATACAGTGAAATTTTAGTCATCTCGTCTTTTTTATTTATCTTTGCAAAGATAATAATTAAAATTAAATGAAAATCAAGAGTAATATAAGAAGAGCGTACGACAGAAGAGATCCTGGTCAGGACTACTTGAAGTACTTTAGAGTGGTTCGTCAATGGGCTAAGACCAAGCACAATATATCATCAGCAGACTTAGATATGATGCTATTTCTTTTTTCTGAGAGATTATTTACCAGGGATTGCTTTACTGATTTTGCCATGACAATGAGCTGGGATACCGAAAGGTTTAATAGGATGCTTAAGGATGAGTGGATTATAATATGGAGAAAGAGAACAGGAATGGAGTCTAATCTATACGAGCTATCTTTTAAAGGGAAGCGCCTTGTTCGATCTGTGTACAAGAAACTTAATGGCGAGGAGCGCCTGTCTGATAACTATCAGAACAATCCTATGTTCGCAAAAAATGCGTCGTATACCGACAAACGATATAGACGCATTGTTAAGAAGATGAACGAAGCTATAAAACGATGACAACGTCTCTTTCTCCGATTATCGTAAGCTGCTCACCATTTAGGATCATAGTGTAGCCAGCACGCTTGTCGTAGTAGATCTCGTCTCCTTCTTGTATAAATGAAACATCTAAGCCAGGGTTTACAACCGTGGCTTTTTTGTATCTGATCTTGTCAGACTCCTCGCCAGAAAGAACAAGACCAAAGTCGGTCTTGATCTGTTCGTCAATTGGCTTAATAATTATATTTTTCCCTATTGCTTTCATGTTACGCTCTTGCTATTGTTATTATTGCATTTGTACTTAGTATCGTTGATGCTACAGATACAGCGTTCTTCAACGCGTTCTTAGTCACCTTCAACGGGTCAATAACGCCCATCGCGTACATGTCACCGTACACATTGTTCTTAACGTCATACCCATATGAGTTGCCCTCAAAGTGCTCCTCCATTATACCCCATGGGTCCAGCCCTGCGTTTATCATGATCTGACATAACGGCCCCTGCATCGACTTAGCCATGATGTGGTACGCCACGAACTGCTCCTTGCTCATCTCCTCAATGTTCTCATCCGCTAGGAATGACAACTCGTCAGATATATTGAACAGCGCTAGCCCTCCTCCAGGTAAAATCCCTTCCTCAATCGCAGATCTAACCGCACAAATAGCGTCATCAACCCTGTCGTACTTCTCCTTCTGCTCAATGTCAGACGATCCACCAACGTAAATAACACCAACACCACCGGTTAGCGAGGCAATACGCTCCTTAATGAAGTCCTTGTCTGCTTTTCTTGAGGTGTTCTCGTGTGCCTGCCACAGCTGGTCAATTCGCTCCTGCATCTCCGGGCTTACCTCTTCAGATCTAACTATAACACTGCTATCTCTTCCAATGATAATTCTCTCAGCTCTACCCAAGTGCTCCATTCCAATTAAACTCAAGTCATCACCAGTCTGCTCGCTGAAGTACTTCGCTCCAACAGCCAAGGCAATATCTCCCATCAGCTCCTTCTGCTTGTATCCAAACTGAGGCGGAGAAATATTACACATCTTCACCTTGTTCTGCACGACGTTAGCCGCCAACGTGTTCACAACGTTCCCTGAGCATGGCGCAATTATCAATAACTTCTTGCCTTCATTAATGATTGGTCGTAAAATACGCTCAATTGACAAAATATTGTTCACCTCCTGGTCGCTAACTAGAACATACACGTCCTCCATAATGCACTCGTCCTTCTTGAAGTCATTAATGAATAAATTTGATGTGTACCCTCTGTCTATCTTGATCCCGTTTGTGAACTCGTAGTACGTCTCAGCTGTTTGTGAGTTGTTAGCCGTTACAATCCCGTTCTTCCCAACCTTGTTGTACACGTCAGCGATAATCTTCCCGATCTCCTTGTCATTATTAGCTGAGATTGTAGCCACGTCCGACAGCGTCTTGCCGCTTACCTTCTTCGACCTCTTCTCCAGTAGCTTAATCACGTCCTCCGTGATCTTGTTCATGTGCCTAATTACCTCACTCACGTTGTGCGTGTCCTTAAGCATGTCCATCCCGTTCTTAACAATAGCCTCAGTCAACACGATCGCTGTGGTTGTACCATCACCAGCCATTGATGCTGTTCTGTCAGCCGCCTCCTTCATCATCCTAACCGCTAGGTTCTCAACCGGGTCAAGCAGGTCAATACTCCTTGCAACCGTTACACCATCTTTTGTTACCGTGATGCCGTGTGTATGGCTTCGAGACTCAATAAGAACAGTGTTTCCTCTTGGTCCCAGCGTACTCTTAACCGCCTTGGCGATTGTGCTTATCCCTTTTATTAGTTTCTCCCTTCCCTCTTGGTCAAAGATCAGCTCCTTAGGGCTGTAATTAAAATCTGTCATAATCTATTATTTGATTTAGTATTAATTTGAATGCTTCCTGCTCTGCAACAGACTTGCTTCTTGTCTTCATTGTGTTGTCAACATCAACGCTAGCTCTTTTGCTTCGCATGCTAACCGAGTAGGTGTAGCTGTCCGAGCTGTTAACCGTGATGTTTGTGTGCAGCATGATCATGCTGTCTGGATTCTCCGTGTTATACTTCTCAAGTATAAACAAAACAACGTCCCTGTAGTTCATAATTAAAATTTAAAGCTTAGCCTGAAGAACGTTAGGAAGATGTTGAACTCGCTGTACGGGTATCCGTAAGATTTTGAGTAGTAGTTTATACCAAGTATAAACTGCGTAGGGTCGAATGATAAGTCTATGTTCATTTAATTTGATTTTGATTCAGCAAATATACACATTTATTTTTAATTTTTAAACACACCAACCAGCCTACCAGATTTATCGTACAGTCTGTTCAGTTTAAAATCATGGTCAATGTGCTCAAGCGCAGCGTCTAAGTTCCCAAGTTGGAACATGGCCTGGAATGTAGTAGGGTCTAGCTTACCTCCCTTGCTTACGAAGTACTTATAAAACCAGTTTACATCGTAGTTATTAGTCCTCCTCATTTTTATGTATCTATCTATCATAATATATTTATGGCAAATATACACATTTTTTGCCAATTTTACACCTTGCTACCTTTTCTTAAATTATCTATCGCCCATAGTGGCTGAAAGTTTGTATAGTGATTTAGTTTTATTACTTCATCTTCTGTTTTTGCTGATGCTAATGGTATTATATGGTCTAAGTGCCAATCACCATGGTTATCAAAAGACATACCTTCTGTAAATTGTTTTTCTATATGTGCTTTAAAATCTTTTATATTACATTGAAGTATTGATTCTGTACTTGCTGTTTTTTTAAATTGATTAACACCTCTTTTGAAAGACTTGCTAATTAAACTCCTTACATTACATTTAAACTTA